ATAGTGGAATTGTATTGTTTATAAATGGGTTTACTATTTTCTCCGTAAAATAATGGTCATGGCTCGTATTCTCAATTGCTATCGTAAATAAATAATTTTTGCACATGTCTTCCATCGACTTAAAACCGCCCATTATATTTTTATTGTTAGGGTATTCTCGTTTATAGTTTTCCACACCATTACCCCATATATCTATTGGCCAATTATATTTTAGAATATGGCGAGCAATTATGTGACGATATTGGTGACCAGGTGTATATGTTTTATGTGACACCATAATTGACATTAGTTTTGATTTTTCTGGTCTATAGGGCAAAGGTTTCGGTGTTTCATAAAATAGAAATCCATGATGTCCTACAAAAGTTGGTATTGGGAATTTATCAACTGAACCCATGAAGTATTTTCCTATATTTTTTAGCGCATAGTCTATAAAATTATTTTGGTGAATTTTCAAAAATGGTGTATCGTGTGGTTCTTGAGCAAGCCCGATAACATTTTTAGGCGGTACTTGTAAATTTGGCGGAGTAGGACAGTTCAATATAATTGCATGCGTATATGTTTCCGTTGTTGTAAAATATATTTTTTTAGTTTTACCATAGTAGTCTATATTTTGGACAAGACATGCTCTTTCATATTCTTGTTTACAATGTCCAGATACGCAATAATCGCTAAAAAATTTAACTCTTATATACTTCGACCTAAAATCATCTAATACTTTTTTGAACACAACAGTGTTATAGCATACTTTATAATGTAAAAAAGTTTCATTATCATTATCATTATGTTTTACTACTATGTCGCTCATATTATATAACACACACTGTTGAATAGCTAGTTGAACCCATAGAATATTAAGTATCATATTAATTTCCAAAAATGGGTTGACTTCTTCTAGATATTTTAAAATATTTTTTTTAATAATTACTGTTGAATTTACAAACGGATTTGTTTTAAGTATATTATAATGGTATAGTTCCCCTTCCGGAATACACGATACTTCACTTTCATATATACTTTTACTTCCTAATACATCGATCTTAGGGTATTTTAAAAGTATACTTGTCTGCAACTCTAACTTATTCGGTACCCAAATATCATTCATATATAAAAGAGCAATATGGTTATATTTACATTCATGTTTTGCTACCTTTATCAGTGCTTTTGATGACGTATTTATTTCATTTTCGAAGTACTTTATAATATCTATACGACTATCAATATCCTTATAATTTTGTATAACACATGTGTCACTTTGTTTTATGTTATATAATACAATCTTTAATTCCCACTCTTTATATGTTTGATTTATAATCGAAGTAATTGAATCGTCAAAAATTTTATCAGTACAATTGTCATTTTTAATAGTATTATTGTCTAGTAAAACTAAAATAGAAATCATTTATATAAATATTATTGTAATATAATGTTTATATAAAAATCTTTAATTTATTATTAGTTTATGATATTTGAAACATAACAAATATCATACAATTTGCATGCATTTATTTATAGTATGCCTTCTGAATTATGGGGTGAGCAAAGTGTGTTTGTGGCCTACCCATGACACGCATGTTATGAGAAAATGTTGTATATTTAAAATAAAGTGTCATTTTTAAGATATTATTTTGTATACGCGTTATTATTTGAACGCGTAGAATTTCTTTTATTCCGATGTGATTTTTTATTCCGGTGTGATTTTTTATTTTTCATACTATGGCGACGACGTTTTGTCCCACCGCCATGTTTTATGTGTGACGGACCATTTGGCCCTATCACTCCAAGTCTAGCCATATTTTCGTCGAATGGGCCAATCATTAATCTGTTTTCAGGTGTCTCTTTGCTGCAGTGTTCAAGACCATAGTCAAATTGCACGGTGTTTCCAGCTTTTATAGGAAAAGATTGTCCATTTACAATAAAATGACCCGAACTATTGCTTAAATAACAAATATTAGTAAATTTAAATTTACGTTCAATATCAAACCCATCTTTGTTGTCAGTGTGCATTTTAATGTCTCCTCGTGCCCATGTACATGGAAAATTAACTACCTCTGAAAAATCTAATCCAAATGTTTGCTCAAGCCTTGCTTTTATGTCTGTGGGCAAAACTATTTCAAACTGAACTATTTGATAACCTGGTAAATCGTTATTATTTAATTCATTTAATGCGCAACGCACTTCATTCATATCGCAAATGGAACTAATTTGGTCACTAGTCAACACATTATTGTTTACACAAATGTGTGCATGTTCAGGCTTAACAGAAGAGTAGTTAGACATCGGAAATTCAGAAAAAAGGTTTTATAATATAATATAATATTTTATAATATAATATTTTATATTGTATTATATTGTATTATATTGTATTATATTGTAACTGTTTCAATATAATACTCTTTAATTTATTATTAGTTTATGATATTTGAAACATAACAAATATCATACAATTTGCATGCATGCATGTATGTGTGTATTTAAAGAATGCTAGCAACAGTGGCGACTTTACCTGCAATATCGCCTACCTTTTTAAATGTGGGGATAAACTTTTTGGTAAACCAGCTTTTAGGTTCAGGTCCTGATGCAGAATTATGAGCATTGACAGTAGTTGGTTTGCTAAAATTTAGCAAGTGTGTAGGAGAAGAAGAAGAAGAAGTGGTTGGGTTGGTTTGTGCATGAATGCGAGAAGGCAAAGCGGCATTAGGATAAATAGAGTAGTTGAACATCTGATGAGCAGTCGGAGGAAGGTCAAAGTGTTTATAATATAATACAATATTTTATTTTTATATTATAAATTATACTATATTTTATACTATATTTTATACTATATTGTTTTTATTAAATATCTAAACTAATAGTGTTGCGTTCAGATTTAGGTTTGCGCTTTGTTTTATTAGGCATATTATCATTTTGCAGGTCTTTCAACTCTGAAATACTAATAGTGCTTCCTTTATCTTCCGATGCTTGGTTTGCACTTGCGCTTGATGATGACGGTGTGATATTTACGTTCTTCGTCTTTAACCCTGACAAAATATTGTTAATATCTGATGGTCCTCTCATTTCAGGTCTTGGATTTTGAGGGAGTGGGGGAGGGGCGCCACGCGTGTTTTTTGATTCATAAGGATTTATATAATTTTCAGACAGATTCACACCATCATTCATATTCCCTCTTCCAAAATTTAAATCAGGGCGATTTGAAATATCACCTTCCCTTCTAGGAGGAGGGATTGAATTAGGACCTTTGGTTGCTACAGGTGGAGGAGGAGGTCTCTGGTTATTAAAATTGCTAGGCGGTTGCTGTTGTCCGCCACCACCACCTCCCATACCTCCCATACCTCCCATCATATCTCCCATAAAGTTACCGAAATTGGGCGATGATTGTGACATTGTATTTACTGCAGCCTGTGTAAACTGTTTCATGAGCTCAGGGTTTTGTCTCATAATATCATCCATACCGGGCATAGCGGATTTAAACATAGTATTTGTCATATGAAGCATAATTGCGCTTCCTCCAAGTTGAAAGAGTAACTTCAATTCAGGCGCCATCTTTGCTTTAGACTTGTATTTCTCGTGTAGTTCGGCAAAAATCTCATCATAGTCATCTACATTTTCATTGATTTGTTCTGACCATCCATCAAGCTTCAAATCAAATGGATCAAACTTATTATTTAAAAACTCTATACCTGTAATTGCGGTCATAAGCAATTTTTGTTGAAACTTAATACTATTTTTCTTTTCCCTTTCTTCTACATGTGTTTCATATTCGCCCTTCATTTCGAGAAGGGATGACTCCATTGTATATTTTTTTGTAAGACGAATTCCCTTTGTCTCTAGTTCTTCTAGTTTCTGAAGGATTTTGAATTTCTCGCGAAGTAATTCTTCTTTGGACATTTGTGGAGCTGAGTCGAGAGGAGCATCAGGGTTCATAGGTACGTTATTGAATTTTCCAAAACCGTCCCATGTTTTTTTATCGGGGTCGGTATTTGCGGTTGATGCACCAACTCCGCTAGTATTACTTCCACCAACTGGTGGTCCACTTATTCCTCCCAAATTATACTTAGAATCGGAATATCCACCTTCACTATGGTCGTCGGTATTATCATAGTTGTTTAATTTTATACTTGAACCACTAAAAAAATCAGATTTAAAATTTTTAGTTACCTTGTTAGGGTTTATAGAATCAGATAACTCATTTAACTCGTCCTCTAGTTCATTCAAATCGTCTAAATCAATGTTACCATCTCCTCCATTCTTATTACCAGATTTTAATTTATCATTCATCAAAAGCTCTAACCCACCACCAAAGTTTACACTCTTCGAACTACTGCGACCGCCGCCGCCACTTCTATTTCCTCCCATAAAACTATTATCAAGTTCAGATAAATTTCCAAGGTCAATGATTTCGTCAGCCATATTATTTATAATTTAGAACTTTAATTTTAAGTTTGTGCGCATTATAAATATTTATAATTAAATGTTTATAATTAAATGTTTATAATTAAATGTTTATAATTAAATGTTTATAGTTATATTATAATTCAATATCTATCATCTTTTTTAATGTAAGGTAATAGATTCCTTGTAAAAAACAGTCAGCCAAATCGTCTTTTTTTTTATTTTTCTCTAAACATCCTCTATATTTTTCAAATTGGGGTAATCTTTCTAGTAATTCTTTTGTTACTTCTACACTTTCTATTTTTCGTTCAGTATATGTTGTTTTCTTTTTAGTCATAAACATTTTTAATTTATTTGCAGCCGATATGAATTCTATACATGGCGTACCTCTCATTATAAAGTATTGCGCTATCATACCTTGCAGCGTTTTCATTCTACTTGCTATTGTGCTTATTTGATTCTCTATAATTACAATATCTATTTTATACTTTTCCAGCCCTCCCATTTTTACTAAATCTCCCGAGTCTCCTGTATCTCCTATACTTACACCATAGCTTGTACTTGTATAAGGAGATATAAATTTATCTAACTCAGTCATCATGTTTCTACCAAGTGTCAATAAATCAATCTGGTCAGCTCTTACATTTTCTATATTTTCTAAATAGTTTTTATCTAGTTCTTGTTGTATCATGTCTATCATTCGTTCTTTCGTATTTTTTTGTCTTTTAGGTGCTTGGTCTATAGGTTCGTTACTTGTATGAGATGTATGAGATTCGTGAGATTTATCAAAAATAGGAGTTATATTATACTTCTCAATAATACTCTGAATATCCACTAATTTCTTATTTCTTATCTTTTTAATATCAAGTTCACTTGGCGGTATCTTAAATTTACACTTTTTTGCATGTTTACTACAATAATAATCAATAATAACAGTTTCTTCATTTTCATTTTCATTTTCATCGGTACCCACATGTTCACTGATGTTAAATGTTTTACAATATTTTGCAACTTCTGAACAACATTGCGAACCACCATTGTTACATTTTTTAACTATAGGAGTACACAAGTTTATAACTTCCCATTGTAATACTTTATAATCTGTCAAATTATTTACATCATCTCCAATTTGAAATAAACAGTATGCTAAATTTTTCATACCTACATCAAAACTAATAATAGTTTTCATTACATGTATATATGTATTTACAACAAATATAGTTTTATATTTGTTTTATATTTGTTTTTTATTCTGTTATTATTATAATAAAGTAAATAATAATTTTTAATGGTAAAAAATATATATTTTAAACTAGTGTGTTTATTTATATTATTATTTGTGATATCTTATTTTGTGGAAAGGGTTGTCAACAAATATTCATATGAAAAAGGTAGACCAATTAATAAAGTAAAAATTCCAGATATTATACAGGGAAGTATACCATTAGTTAGAAATTTAGATGTGGTAAGTGACCTATTTACTTCATTATTTTCATTTATTTTTATTGTTATTTTTCTTATAAATGGTAAATACCAGTATATTATTTTATATTTTTTCATATTTTTATTAATGCGTTTAGTTACATTTATTTACTTTGTGTCTACAACTCTTCCTGATAGCAGCAAAAAATGTAAATATAGTGCAGACTTTTTTAAAACATTAATGAATATGGGTTCATGTAATAACCTTGGAATTAGCGTACATTTTATAAATGTTGTATTTCAATTGGGTCTTATTTGCCGATATTATGGCCCAAAATATTGGTTATTATATTTTATTGTTTATATTTTAGCATTTATGCTGATATGTGCATCTAGAAATCACTATACTATAGACTGTCTTACCTCTACATTTGTAGGACTATTTTTTATTTATGAGATAAATAATATACAAAAAGGACTGAATTTTTTGGTTGGTAAAAAATATTTTAACTTATAAAAGTAAAACATTATTTGCGTATTATATTTGCTTTAGTATATTTGCGTAGTATATTTGCTTTAGTATATTTGGCGTATTATATTGACCTAGGAATACCATCCGCTAAATACTGATACTGTGTAAGAGCCGGAGCCATCATACGACTTTGTAGTTCGTATCGAGAAAGATACACATTTTTGAGATCACTTGTTTCATAGCCGAATGGTTGGCTCATATCAAGTGCGGATGAAAAAACATAAGGTGTATTTGATTGTGTTGCAGGATTTTGGGGTCCTGTATACATAGGAGGACATGCTCCACAGTTATTGCAAGATGATATGGAATTTGCTTTCATGATTTTAACAGCATTTTTTTGCAAAAAGGTTCTATAGTCCCAATTTGATGTTATGTGGTTATTTTCGCGTATTTGTTCATTTACAACAGCGCCTGGCTGCCATGTTGCATAGTTGCGACCGTCCATCATAATAGGGGGGAAATTAAAATGAATATTATTTGAACCTGCGTAACAAGTAGCCCAAGACATTTATTATATGATTGTATAATATATACTAAAACTAGATAAAAATAATATTAACATTAGAATTCATATTAATATTATTAATTTTATATATAGTTTAATTATTGTAGTAATTATGACAGGTGTTTAATCAAATCCCGTTTCGTTAATTTATTAATAGAAGCTTCGCTCATGTGTGAACCCTCAGATGATAATTTATTTCTAAGAAGTTGTCTAAGAGATTGTACATTCATTGAATTATAATCTGAATGTGTTTCAGAATCTTTTGTTTTGAAAACCGCTTTTACAGAAATGTTATCTAAAGAGTTATCTGTTTCCAATTCTGTTTGACTATTATTAATTTCATTTATAACAACATTTTCCTTAATCTCATGAATCTCATGAACCTCATCCTTCTCATGTTTTACACTCGGCTCATGTGGTCCATCAAGGTCTGATGAGATAGACTCACTATCACTGTCTTCATCTTCGTCTTCGTCTTCATCTTCGTCTACATCATCGCCATCATCATCCCTATACTCTTCGCCACCATTTTTAGTATACAAAGGATGTGTTAACTCAATTACTTTTATATCGGGTCCATCTAAATGTTCTACTACATGAGAGTCGTTATTACCTGTAAATAAGATTTTTCTTGTAGTATTATCACAAACTTCTTGTTCTTCGACTTGTTCGTCGCCCTGGTCGCTATCACATTCACTATCACTACTTTCACTACTCTCGCCGCTACTCTCGTCGCTATCATCACTACTCTCGCTATCACTGTCACTGTCATCGGAAACATCAATCAACTCATTGTTTGAGTTCACTTGGCGAAACCTGTTAATATCTTCATTAACAGCATCTGAAACAACCTCTTCTTGACTTCTATTCTGAACTATGTTCATTATATTTTGATTATTATTATTCATAGTCATTATTACACTTTGCAATACTTTCGCTTGCTCGCGCTGTGTAAGTTCTAAAACACGATATTTATATTTTATATAGTAATATAAAGCAAAACCAATCAATAATGTAATAAATAGACTAAAAATAGTTTGTGAATTAAATAGAGACATCTTTTATTTTTATACATAAATAAAAATAAAATATTTAACGCTTAATATTATTTTGTTATTTTGTTATTTATTATTTATAAAATCCTTAATTACATAGAACCAAGAATTTTTTTAGTATTTGAAATAATTGCTTCAGGATATTCTAAATCATATAAAACTTTTATTCCTCCCTTAATTGTAGATATTCCCTTTTTAAACTTGTACAAATATTCTACATTATGATCCTCCATAACATTTACGCTCATGTGATAATTCTTAACATTAGTATTTGATTTCAAATTCTTACATAACTCAATGTAGTGAGTAGTAAGCATTATATCTACATTTTTCATTCCAGACAAATAGTCAATATATCCATATGCACTTGCAACCGCCTCATATGGGTTTGTTCCTGAATATAATTCATCAAAAATACAAAAATGGTTTTTATCATTATTTTTCTCTAAACAATCCAGGATTTCTTTACATCTTCTAGATTCTGCTTGAAATAAACTATCGCGACCTGATGTATCTGGAATATTCAAATAGCAATGTAAATAATCATATGGCTTAATTTCAGCTGTTTCATAAAACCCATAACCGATCTGCTGAGATAATATAATATTCATCAATGTGGATTTAATAACTGTAGTTTTACCAGCAGCATTCGGTCCGGTAATTATAATTTTTTTATCTATAATCACGCTATTTTTTACAGGACTTTCGTGTGGAGGATAATATAAGTTTTTAAATTTTGTAACATTTTTGGATTTTGTATTCGTTTGTGAGTATTCTGTATCTTTTGATTTTGTAGATACTATCGATGTAGTTGACTTTTCTGATTTATTTGACTTGTCGGATTTATTTGACTTGTCGGATTTATGTTTTTTATGTTTTTTTCTATCACTAGGTTCCTCTTTTCTTACTTCCTCCTTGTCCTCCTTTTCATCCTTGTCCTCCACATCTTCCTCAATACTTGCATCAATAAAAGAACATGTATTAATTTTACCACTATCAATTATGCTCTTTAAGTGGTCAACTTGTTCATAAAAGCCATTGAATCCAAAACTATAGTCAACACATTGCTTAATATCATTATCAACAAATATTTCATAATTTAGTTTCATGATTTTACCAATATCCAGCATTTTACCAAATGATATCTTAAATGGTTTTATTTTATCAAATACTTTACACAGTTTTTCCAGTTTCTCTTTATTATATGTAAGGTCGGCAGTAAACTTGCTATATGTTCCTAATGATGATGATATATTTATAATATGCGTCATGTTGCGAGTAGTATACCTAAAATAGTCGCGAAGAATAAAAATGTTTTTGTGAATTAAAATCATATTTTTGTAGAACTGATAACATGACATTATATTTTGATACACCTGGATAACATAAAATACAAATGACATTAGTACATATATCCGCTTATCCCACGGCATACTAGAAAAGTCTAATAAAGAAAACATTTTACCAATCGGATGTGTAGCAAATATTTTCTTTAGTGTAGCTATGTATCCAGAAACAGTAACATCTATCTTTTGAAACTTAAGAATAAAGAATGGTATAATAAGTAATATAAGAGGAGAAAGAAGAGAAATAACCGGAGATGTAAGATTATAAAGACTCAATAACTGTAAAAAACCAGGCGACTTATTAAGTCTATCCAAAATTGGAATTTCGATATAGTTGAAGCGTTGTTTGAAATTTTTATCTCCGGCAATATCAATCCATAACTTATCTATTTTTTCAAAAATATCATGCGGATTTATTACTACTTCATTATCGCTAGTAGTCATCGTTACTTGTGCCTTTAAGTCGCCATCATATAGGTTAACATAAGCCTTATAAAATAGTTGTGAATCTTTCAAAAATGTAACATCGGTTGTATAATATCTACTCCACTCATTTAAAAACTTTTTGCTAAATATTGATTCGGGTTTCAAAATATGGCTATACATTGACTGTCCCTCAGGATCCTTTGACTCTACTAATTCTAAATCATTTATAATATTCTCATTAATTTCTTGTTTATTCTCTAAATATGAAATAGGGAATTTAAATGATGATGTTGTGCTATCTTTGTTTTTGGTATTGGTTTTGGTATTGGTTTCATGGCTGCACGTATTACTGCAGGTAGTATTATCACAAACATTTCCATTCAAAGCTTCAAGCTTTTTCATCTGTTCATTTTTCAATTCAGTTAAATAATTTTCAAGATCAAACATATTTATATGTTAAAATATAAATAATAAAATAAATATACGAATTTATTTTATTATTGTCTTAAATTTATTAAGTTACTGGTTATACTTATTGTACTTATTGTACTTATTGGTTATTTTAATCAATAGTAATATTCGAAGGCAACTCCTCTACGATAGTATGATAATGTCTCTCGATATCTTTCATTGTTTTAATATCCCATCTTGTAACAAAGTTAATAGCCGTTCCTTTCCTACCCCAACGGCCAGACCTCCCAATACGATGCAAGTAGTTAAATATACATTTCGGCAAATCGAAGTTCAAAACAGTTCTAACTTGCTGTACATCTATACCGCGTGACGTTACATTAGAAGAAATAAGAACGCGATGTTTACCTGCTTTAAAATCCATGTATGCTTCATCTCGTTTTGACTTATCCATATTACTATGAATACAGCATACTGGAAATCCATCATTAATCATTGCATCAGTTAAATCCATAACACGCTTAATACTGTTACAATAGATGATGCACTGCGACATTGAAATTATATTAAAAATATCCTTTAGTGTTGCATACTTCTGTGTGTCATCATTAAGGGCAACATAATACTGTTTGATACCCTCGAGGGTAAGCATTTCCGACTTTACCAAAATACGTACAGGATTGCGCATAAATTTATCTGTAAGAGACTGTAACTCATTCGGCATTGTTGCGCTAAATAGTCCAACCTGAATATCAGCGCTCAAATATTGAAAAATATTATAGATTTGGTCTTTAAAACCGACCGAAAGCATCTCATCTGCTTCATCTAATACAAGCAAGTTAATGTCCTTCGAAATGATGTGATTTCGACGCATCATGTCATACACACGACCCGGGCATCCGACAATTATATGAGGCATAATAGTCTTCAACAGATGAGCATCCTCATCCGTTGATGTTCCTCCAATAAGAAGGTGGAAACGAATATTTTTAACCATTGACCCAATTGAGGTTATTACATCATAAATCTGTTTAGCAAGTTCGCGTGTTGGAGCCAAAATCATCGCCTGGGTTTTATTTATTTCAGTATTTACCTTTTGCAAAACACCAATAGTAAAAACACCCGTTTTACCTGTTCCTGACTGCGCTTGTGCAATAATATCTTTTTTATCGAAAATAGTTAGAAGCGCCTTCCTTTGAATCAAACTCGGTGTATCAAAACCATGTCCATAAATTCCTCGCATAATTTCCTCACTTATAATGCCTTCCAAATCTTCCCACTTATCAAATTCTTTTGGGATATAACTGTTATCCTCTACATTGGAAACATTGGTTGCATTTTCATCCACATTTACACTATCGGGTTTTGAAATAATTTCATTCCTGTTTATATTCAAACCACTATTTTGATTTTGATTTTGATTTTCGTTGAGACCATATCCATTATCATTTCTTGAATTGTTTCTATTAGGACGTCGATTGTCGTACCTGTTACCATTACCATTACCATTACCATTATCATAGTTATTTACAAATGAAGGACCTGAGCCTTTATTTGAGTCATCGTTTCTATATTTATTTGTGTTATTGCTATTACCATTATTATATCTATTATTACGATTCGTTGGGGGGTATTTTCCGGACATTCTATATTATATATTCTTATACATTTAAGTATTTATCAAATAAATATTTTATATATTTATTTTCAATATCTATTATTTCAAAATGACTTTATTGTTTATTATATTTGAAAGTTCACTATCATCGATATCATTAAGGTTGTACTCTTTAAAATATTCTTTATTTCTTACATTTTCACTACTTGCTGTATCAGCTGCACCCCTTGTTGCTTTTACTTTCATAAACCAATTAAATGATTGAATTGCGTAGTGATTCATATGTAATGCTGAATTTTCAAGTATTTCTTCGTTTATTCTAACAAAACATTTATTATTATGAATATGGTTATTTTTTTGTATATACGATGTTAAATAATTTTTATTTGATGTAATGCTACTATGAATATCAAGTTTTAACAAATATTTTGTTCTAACAATACATTTACTATAAATATATTTTACTCCTCCTTCTATTATAAAAGATCTAAATTTATTATGCTTGTTGTCATTATTGTTTATTCTTTTTGTAAAAGTTGAAATTACGCTTGATGGTTGCTCTTTATCCATTGTATCATATCCATTTGAACCAAACATTTTCCATGGAATAAATACCTGCGAAAAACTATCATGCACTTTATTTAAAAAGTCCTTAATAGAGTTACAATGCTTTCTACCATAGATGAACTCGTCGAGGTCACAAACTATAACCCAGTCATATGCTTTACATTTGTTTAAATAATATTTATTGTAAAGGTTCATTTGTGCAAATCTAGTTGTATCGATTACTAATTCTACCTTGTTATTTTTTATATATGGTTGTAAAATGGAATAATAATTATCAGTGCTTCCATTATCTATCATAAAAAATTTATCTACTCCTTGCTGTAAATAATGTTCTATCCATTCTTTGAGTATATGAGATTCATTTTTAAAAATTGCGACTAAGCACAATGTTGTTGACATTTTATAATATATTACTATTTATTATTTTAAATAATATTAAATAATATTAAATAATATTAAACTTGAATAATAATGAAAACATAGTATTTAGAAATTAATATTTATAATAAAATAGATATAAACAATTGTTAATATATAATATTAGGATTTATGGCTACTACTTCTCCGGTGAAAATTACAAAACAATATAATATAACAGATTACGAAGACATAACAAATGCCGGGTTTATATGTAATTTGTCGCAAGAAACGTTAGATATAATATCTAAACTATCTGAACAAGTTGGGGCTCCTACATATATTAAAACGCCTATTTTTCTTAAAAAGGAAAACAGGTCTATGATTGGTTTAGGAGGTGTCGTTGGTGGTGGTGGTGGCGGCGGCGTCATCGGTGGTGGTGGTGGTGGTGGTAGTTTTAAGAAAATGAAAAATAAACCATCTGAGATAACAGATGACGATTGGGATGCTATACGTGCTTTTCAAACGACACAAAAACATGTTAGTGAAGGTATTCAAAAGAATGTGGATAATATTCGAGGATTTTTGAATAAGATTACGGATATGAATGAGGAAGCGATGACGAATGATATTAAGGCGGAAATTTCGCAGTTAATTGAACATGATACATCTCATGAAAATATGATGAAAATTGGATATTCGATTTTTAATATTGCGAGTTCGAACAGTTTTTATTCTTCACTATATGCTAGGTTATTTAAGGCTTTAATGAATGATTATGATATATTTAAAAAGATTTTTGAGGATAATTTTAAAGAATTTATGAATTTATTTGAGTCGATTGAATTTGTAGACCCTAAGAAAAATTATGATAAATTTTGCGAATATACCAAAACAAATGATAAACGTAGAGCTATGAGTTTATTTGTTGTTAACTTGATGATAAACCATATTATTAGTGAAGATGAAATTATTGAAATTATAAAACAGTTACAGGTGCTTATTTCAAGTTATTTACGTAAACCTGAAAAGTCTAATGAAGTAGAAGAGTTGACTGAAAATCTATTTATTATAGTTACTAAATCAAAGGGTTATTTAGACAAAGGCGAAACTAAGTCTGCTTGGGAAGGTATTATTAAAAATGTTGAATTTGTTACTATTTTGAAACCAAAAATGAAGGACTATCCTAGTATAACCAATAAAACTATTTTTAAGCATATGGATATTTTTGAAGAAATTTCTTAGGCTTAAAATATATTTTTATATACATTTTTATTGTCATGCTGGTACTGGTATAATTTATATTTTTAATAAATTAAAAAATATAAATATTTATATAAACATAATAATAGTAAGTATAGTAAAGATATATATACTATTATGTTTGAAATTTTAGTCGATAATACATTAAAGCAAAAAAATAAAAAAGAATGGGAAAGAATTAACAATCTTTGGCTTGAAGTTAAAAATAATCATAAGTCTCATAATCCTGATTTATACGATACAGAGTCTGATAATTCCGATGACTGTAGCAAACCGTGTAAAGAACTAAAAAGGGCAGATAGTAGTTATGATGAGTTGTTATTTGCTCATGACTGCATAATAACAGAAAAGAATGAAATAGAGTGTGATACTCCTATATATGATGGTATAGAAGACTCTAAGACACATTTCACATCATCGTCTAATGATAATGATAATGACAACGATACTGAAAATTCGTATAAAATTACAATAGATGAAATAAAAATGAAGTACATTGTAGAAAATTCATACATGTTAGAAATAGATTATTCAATAAACTATAACATGAAAATGCTAACACATCTTGCTAGTTATTATAATATTATTAAAAATAATAACAACGGACTAGGAGTAGTTGTTTCAAAAAGTAAAGACGATAAAACAAAAAAAACAAAAAAACTTCTTAAACCGGAATTAATAAAAGAAATTATTTTATTTGAAACAAATTATGAAAACCATAGTATTGTATTAAAATTTAGAAAAATGTTAGAAAAAATAGATGCTCTTAAGAAAGATAAGTATTTTTCATCTTTTATTTTATTTTCTTGATTATAGATAACATTTATTGTATTCAAATATTATTACATAAATAATAATATAAAAATTATTATTGATGTAATATAAGTAATAGTTACAAAAGTACCATGAGTGTATCGAGTGCACCTTTAATAAAATCTATTACAGATATAAAATATTGTTTATATATTAACTTGACAACTAGACCTGATAGAAAAATACACATTGAAGGTCAATTGCGAGGTATCGGTTTAAACCCGACTAGATTTAATGCTATTAAGTTAAAAAATGGTAGAATCGGTTGTAGTATGAGTCATCTAAAGTGTTTACAAATTGCAAAGAATAATAATTGGCCATATGTTATGATTTGCGAAGATGATTTATTAATTTTAAACAATGAAATATTTATAAAACATATTAATAAATTTTTTAGAATGCATGGTGATGAGTCAGTTGATAGTAAGTGGAATGTTTTGTTACTTGCTGGAAATAATGTACCTCCTTATAAAAAAATAGATGACACTTGTATTCAGGTATCTCATTGTCAAACTACTACTGGTTACATTGTAAAAAGAGACTACTATGATATTTTGATGGATAATATAAGAATAGGTATAGAAAATTTAATGAAAACACCCGACCAACATATTATCTATGCTATTGATAAATTTTGGATAAAATTGCAAAAACAGCACGTATGGTATATGCTTGCTCCTATTGTTGCCGTTCAAAGAGAGGACTATAGTGATATTGAAGAAAGAAAAACAAACTATGAAAATATTATGAAGGATATAGACAAACCACATTTAGTTCACCAACAAAATCATATACAACAAAAACAAAAAGGCAAAGCTTCTCTTTTATCTAACTTACCTTCAATGACATCAGCATCGACATCAGCATCAGCATCACATATGTCATTATTACTACGAAAGTAATTACGCATTGTGTGTCACATGTCACATGTCACATGTCAAATCTTATGCGTTTCTAATTTTATTCCAACTTTTTGGACACATGTCACTTGTATTATGCTGTGATAGCTGTGGTCCGAACCAGTTTTCAGGGTAACATACAACTTTGTCATGATTGTTGTTAAAATATGCGGCCCACCAACTAAAACTACTATTTGCGATTATATTATGTTGACAACAACTCATTAATAATAGTTGTCGCCAATCTTCCATTTTAGGTTCACCACCTCTTTCAAATTCTAGTTCCTGTTCCTGCAAATATTCCATACATCCAGCCTTTATTTTCTCAACTTTATTGTTTATTTCACCAATATCTTCTTCCTCACAGAAATATAAAATCGTCCATTTTGTTTTACTCTGCATTTTATTTAAAATAAATTTTATACTATTTATATAGTACTCGTCATCAAGAATCGGATGACAGTTTTGCAGAACCTTATAGTCACCCATTCGAAAATGAACCGATATTACATTACTTTTCTCATACTTTTTGTAATATGTATTTCTAACTTCTAGTCTCGACTCATCTAATCCTATATATCGAGCAATATTTTTATATTCTTTATCAAAATATTTGTAACTCTGAAAGTAACCATATAACATTATGTCACCATGTTTTTTTATTACTTCAGGCAATATTTGTATTTTATTATATTTAAATTCCTTCTCTTTATAAACATAATACTTCATTTTTTTTATATCAATAAGTGACGTATTTTTATTTAAATCTTTAAAAAAACTATCCCAATATGTATCATTCCTTTTATCTGTTTCCAGCTTATTTCTTGGAAAATGAAAGTTTGTTTTCATTTCTATTGAAAGCGCCATTGTAGTATAAATTTGAAATAATTGATTACCTAGCCCTCCCATAATAATACACGATATCATATGTGTACTTTTTAGTTGATATTTGTATACGTAATGTACTGTATATGTTTTAAAATATTATATTTAATTATTTATAATCTATAATTAATTAAATCTATAAATAATTAAATCTATAAATAATTAAATCTATAATTAATTAAATCTATAATTAATTAAATATATAAATTTAATATGTATAGTTATTATAATGGTGCGTTCAAGGCTTGTTCCAAGTATTAATTATATAGAACTAAAATCATTAGATCCTTCGGATACACAGGAACATAATTATAAAGCCCCTTTATATGAAGCCTCTGTTTTAGGTATTAATACAATTATAAGTATAGGTAATATTAAAAACACATATATATCACAAAATATTGTATACTATCCAATTTACCTTATTAAAAATGATAAGGTATTGTCACAAATCGGTGTATATGAAATGTTTCAATCAGATATTCCTTTATTATTAGATGATGCGGGTGATATAAATCTCGAAAAAGCTCCGTCGCCTTTATTATATTCATTTGTTAAAAAGTCGCTAATTCAACAAGCAGTATATATACCGGAAAATCCTGATGCGGCAAAGGAGCCTGCTAAAAAATCCAGTAAAGTATTGGGAACTAAAAGTAAAAAACTTTCTCTCGAATCTCTTGAGTCTCAAATTGATAAAATAGCAGTACCAGAGTTCGATAAAGGACGTAAAGACGAAGATGAACGCGACGAGGCATTGCAGGCGGCTATTCGTGCATCTCTTGAACCTGTTCGTTTATCTGATGTTCCTTTAAAAAGGAAAAATATTCCTGTTCAAAATCTCGAACAATCTATCGCTGAAAATAAAGCATACCGTCAATCTAAAGACGAACCATGGGTACAGTCTTACTATCATAATAATAACTTTAAAGTAATTAGAAACCAAGGTGGAGGTGACTGTTTATTTATGGCCATTTGTCAGGCATTTCTTTCTATCGAGCCTGATAGTGACATAAGTGTTATTCAGCTACGACGAATGCTCGCAGCCGTTTTGACTGAAAGCCAGTTTTCCGATTATAGAGAAAGATATGAAATGTTTTCAAAGACATTAAAAGAATTACGCGATGAAAATACAAAGTTGTCAACTGATAATGAAGAATTAGCAGAAAGGGCAACACAACCCGGTATAACATTAACAGACAAAACAGCACTAAAACTACAAGCTGATGCAAATAAAAAGAGACACCATGAAATAGTAGATGAAATTCAATTATATAAAGGATACATACGCGACGTTTATTTCATGAAAGGTGTAAAAACGGTTGAAGCGTTGAGAGACATGATAAGAAAAGGTGAAATGACTAGTGAATATTGGGGCGACGAGTGGGCTATTGCGACCTTAGAACTTATTTTAAATGTTAAATTTATTGTTTTATCACATCGAGACTATTTAGAAAACGATAGAAAACCATATACGCAATCGAATGTTATTATATGTGGAAGTAATATAGATAAAAAAAGATATGAGGAAATAGATACGCTTCTCAAAGAAGATAAGAAGCATGGGTCTATGGGAGCCATGGAAGCAACAGAAGCAACAGATGCGAGAGATAAATCGAAAATGAAAGAATTAGAAGTTAGAAATCCAGACTACTATATTATCCTCTCACATACAGGACTACACTACGAGTTAGTTACATATCGTGATACAGCTATATTTACATTCCCAGAAATTCCATTTTGTGTTAAACTTCAAATTGCAAATAGATGTATCGAGTCTTCTGCTGGAAACCTTGAATCGTTTTCGGGTACATATCAAAAAATACCACAATTTGTTCTTTTTTATCAACACGAATTGGGTCTAGGAGATATAGGAAAAGGTTCAGGTGCTGGTTTTGACCAAGGTGGCGGTGGCGGTGGCGGTGGAGGTGCTTCTGCGAACCATGTTCTTACTGCAAATCCCCATTTTGACCCATCTATTGTTTTAATTTATCATGCTAAATCTACAGACGAATTACCAGGTCATGCTCAGGGCGACCATGTATCAAACAAAAATAAGTCGGCTTTTATTTCTCTTATAGCGTCGGGTAAAGGCAAAAATAATTGGCGTAAAAAATTATCGAATGAATGGTGTGAGCCTTTTACATTAGATGGACATAGGTGGCTTTCCGTGGAGCATTATTATCAGGCGAATAAGTTTTTAAAACGGCATCCTGAATTTTATTTGTTATTTACGATGGATGCAAACAAAAAGAGTAAATACTACGATGAAGCTTCTATATTATCGCGCATTTCTCAAGATGTAGATTTAGCAAAAGTTGCTGGTAAGAAAGTACCAAAAACTATAATTGATGGTAAAAAGGTTAGTCTTCGTCCAGATGATGTTGATATAGATTCGGAGTTCTTTAATGGACGCAATACTCGTGTTCTTGAAGATGGAACTATGGCGAAATTTGACCAAAATGAAGACCTTGCTAAAATTCTTCTTATGACAAATAATGCAAAATTAATAAACTATGTGTTCTCAAAACAACCAACAGTATCGATACATTTAATGCGAGTCCGTTCAAAGTTAAGAACAAAAAAAGGAGGTGTAAATGTATTTGAAACTGTTCACGATAGAGACCGATAGACACTGATAAATAAAAATATTTAATAACTATTATTTTAAGGTATTTTAAAAAAATATAGTATTATATTAGTAATAAATATACTACTATATTAATACCTATGGAAATAGAACAAAAAGTGGGTGCAAACGCAAATGTAAATGTAACAGTTGATGATTATAATTTTTTAAAAATGATGCAACTTACTGATAAAAATTATAATAAAATTAGAAAAGTTAACAAGCAACAGCTTTCTAAAAATTCTAATAATCCTAGACAGTCTGAAATAAATAATCAAATACAAATTTTATATGATGAAATAGATAACGAATTTAATAGTTTTAAGTCCAATACCTCGTCGCCTTGTTTTAAACATAAAATTATAAAGTTAGATAAAAGTAACACAGTTTTACATCCGTCAATATTTAAAAGTACATATGTTCCTACCAAGATTGCGGACTATATTAAAGAAAAGGCAAAAATTTTATTAGAATATAGTTGTGACCTAGGTAATGGAAAGAATGTTATAGTAAAATTTATATTATTCGATAGTAGCCGATATGAGTTAAATAATATTAGAAAAAAAAGTGCTTCATATTTTAAACAATGTGTATTAAAAATATATATATGGTTAAAACTGTTGTCAAAATATTCTAGCATTGAATGTGGGAAAAATTTAGAGTGTTTTATTTATTTAACACCATTTAAAAGGAAACTTCCTAGTTGTTCGGGTGTTGAACCGGTATCTAATATGTATCATTATAATGATTCGCCGGAGAATGAAATAGATGAAGATGAAGATGAAGATGATGATACTGAAAATATGTATGGAGCCGGGAATAAAAAAAGTAATGTAATCGGTGCTTCTCATGTGAATGGGGGAGTATCTGATGTATGTCAAATGGATGGTCGTATTGTTGTATATAGAAGAGAAGAATGGTTTAAGGTATTAATTCATGAAACTATGCATAACTATGGTTTGGATTTTTCCACATTAAATATATCAACTGCAAATAAAAAGTTGCAATCTATTTTTGCAATACAAACCGATATAAAAATATTCGAGTCATATTGTGAAATTTGGGCTAGGATTATGAATGTATTTTTCGAATCATACTTTGAAATGAATCGATACAGTCGTACATTATTTACGCCTTTGACTACTAGAAAAAAATTCATAAATAATATACACAAACAACATTTTGTTTCTCTTAAAAATGGACACAAACATGTTGGTGTTGGTGTTGGTGTTGGTGTTGGTACAGATAAAAAAGAAAGATTTTTAAATATTTTTTATGATAATATTCAACATGAGTCTGTTTTTTCTATATTCCAATGTGTAAAAGTTTTGAACTTTATGGGACTCGACTATAATATTATATCAAACTGCAATGATGCAAATTACGTTATTGTTAAAAAATTATATAAAGAACAAACAAATGTATTTGCTTACTATATTATTGTAGCCGTTTTAATCGCAAACTTTAATAATTTTATTCTATGGTGTATCGATAACAATACAAATTTATTTAATTTTAAAAAGGAAAATGCTTCGGTTGATAGTTTCGTTATGTTTATTTCTAAAAATTATAAAAATAATGATTTATTAAAGATGATTGTTGGTTTGGAAAAAAGGTTAGAAAATAGAGCACCAAATGATGAAATATTATTAACTACTATGCGTATGACGGTGTTAGGGGGAAACAGATGACGGAGTTTGCGATATTACATATATTCAAATGTACAGTTTTCTCTTTTTATTTTATTTTTTCTCCATTCGATAGATGCGGCTATAAAATCTATGTTATATGAGTATATTGTATTTGTATTTGTATTTGTATTTGTATTTGTATTTGTATTTGTATTTGTATTTGTATTTTTCAATATTTTAGTAGGTGTGATGGAGCAAACACACTGTTGTGATTTTTGTTGTTTTGCTTGGTTTCTAGTAAAGGCCATGTTTGTTGTGTGCTATGAATCGGAATACTATAGTTATAGTTTTATAATTATTAATCAATTTCTTTATATAAAAAATTGATGAATATAATATAACAATAAAATACTATAAACAAGACTTAAATAATATCTAAAAACAGACATTAGGACAAAAAGGTAAGAAATGGGAATTCGCATGTTGAACAAGTTTCTTCAAGACAAATGCAAATCATCTATATCGCGTATAAATTTATCAGAATTATCTGGAAAGAAAGTGGCTGTTGATATAAGTATATATCTGTATAAATTTCTTAGTGACAATGTTTTGTTAGAAAATTTATATTTAATGATTTCCATTTTCCGAGAACATAATATAATACCGATTTTCGTATTTGACGGCAAACCACCGGTTGAAAAAAATGATACAATAGCGTTTAGGAAAAAAACAAAAAGAAATGCACGTGAGGAGTACTATCGTTTGAAGCAAATACTAGATGATATCGAATCAGATACAGGTGCTGGTGCTGGTGCTATATCGGACGCAGGTGTTGTATCGGATAGTGATAGCAATAGCAATACTATTGTAGAATTCGATGAAGAAACGACGATTAGTATTCCATCAAAAAGTGTTGATATTCGATTAATGATGGATAAATTAAAGAAAAAATTTGTCATTCTTAAGTCGGACCATATTCAAAATGCAAAAACATTGTTGCAAGCTTATGGTATGACGTATATTGAGTCGCCTGGTGAGGCTGATATGCTTTGTGCGAAGCTTGTCTCGAAAAATATAGTATATGCGTGTCTTAGTGAAGATACGGACATGTTTGTATACGGATGTTCGCGTGTTCTTCGATATTTAAGTTTAACATCTTCCACGGCAATTTTATACGACTTTCAGGAAATTATAAAAACGTTGGATATGACTACATATGAATTTAGACAACTTTGTATTATGTATGGATGCGACTACTTACCAAAAAATGAAAAACAAAATTATAAAAATATGACGATATTTAACTCATATAAGATGTTTAAAAGTTACAAAGAATATTATAATAATATAGTTGGTAGTGAACATGAACATGATAAACTCGACTTTTATAAGTGGTTGTTGAGTCAAAATAACAATATGTCTTCATATATTGATGAAGCATCTAAAATTATAGACTTGTTTGATATTTCATCTTATGATAATTTAGAACTTTACGATAATGTGAAAATAATGAATGGTCCAATTGACAGAAAAAGATTAATCGAAGTTATGGAAAAAGAAAACTTCATATTTATTGATTAATTGATTAATTGATTGATTGAAAATATATATAAAAATAAAATATATATATATTATAAAATGAAATTCGGTCATATTGTTCACGAAGTCGGTCATGTTGTTCATGAAGGTCTTGAAATCACTAGCCATCTTGGCGGTGCTGTAGGAAATGCTAGTTCTACCATTTTGGATGCCGGTGCAGCAATTCATGATTTCCAACACCACGATTATGTCGGAGGTATTATCGAAACTGGTGAAACTATCTATCATGGTGTCGAAACCTATGGCGATGGCGCTTCAGGCGATTGGTTTTAAATAATTTTTTATTTTTATTTAGAATTTATTAAAAAATGACATAGGATTGTATGTCATTTTTTTGATTTTTATTTGTTTTTGATTTTTATTTTTATTTGTTTTTGTTTTTGTTTTTGATTTTTATTTTTAGTTGTTTTTGATTATTGTGTAAAAGCAAAGATTAACACTATGGTTACTTAAGAAGAAGCGACAGCGACGGCAGGAGTAGCCTTAGCAAAGTGGGGAGACATGTACTTCTGAAGGTTGAAGTAAGTAAGCTCCTCATCCTTCTTCAATTGAAGGAGAGAACGAAGCTTGGAATCAGGGTTAATCTTGCGACCATTCTCCTTATCCTGAAGATTGTGAGTACGGATGTAAGCGTTAATCTCACGAGTCACCTCAGTACGAGCCCACTCAGTGCCGACGGGCTTTCCAAGAAAGTTAGCCAACTCCTTGGAAATCAGAGTAGGCTTGACGAAGCCAGAAGGAGCACGGTTGCCGGACTTGCGCTTACGCTTGGAAATCTTCTGAGCAGCACGCATCTCACGAGCAACATGGCGCTCCAAAGTACGGAAGTCACTGCGAAGAGTAGACAGACCAGAGCTCAAAGTCTGAAGCTTGGAACCAAAGTCACTAAACAAAGAAGAAAGAGAGGATACCTCAATCGCACTACCCTCGGTGTGGGCATCAGTTGAAGTAACAGCAACGGGAGCAGGAGCAGGAGTTACAGGAACATCAGTCTTGGGAGTCTTGGGAGCCTTAGCGGCCTTAGAAGCAGGAGCAGGAGCAGCCTCCTTAGAAGGAGTAGCAGCAGGAACGGGAGTGGGAGCCGAAGCAGTAGAGGAGGTTTTCTTAGCCATCTTGTAGTTGGTATACATTACTATGTGAGGTCTTTTTAAGTATTTTTAGACAATATATATTATATTGATTTATATGTCCCAAAAAATGTCCTCTATTATCGTCTAAAAATAATTAATATGTAATGCGTTTTTTTTTAAGTTAATATTCTTAAGGAATATATACAACCGCGTCATATAACCAGGGCATAGCATCGCGAGCAGGTTGACTAACTAACGTAAGAGCAGATAACACATAAAATGTTCCCAACATTTTATTATCTACATGTACTGCAGATTTTACAAGATTTTCTATTATTTGCACATTATACTTTACTAGTGTTTCAATCGAAAGGTTAGTCAGTGAAGCATTATTCGCTACATTTGTAAAATAAGGAGTTCCCAAAAATGGAGTACCATGTGGAGGACATATCTCCTGTTTCTTCGCAGCTGTCAATAACGCTCTGTAGTTCCAAATATCCACCAACTCTCTCGCAAATCTTATATGTGCATTTCTAGAAAGGTCGCTAAACCACTCCGAGTTAGCATAATTACCATACGAATTCATCGTCTGAAATAATTCCAATATTTTTAACTCCATTCGTTTAACAGGGTCCATCACCTCATTCTTTAACTCTATTTCTATGGGGATTTTTAACGTCTTTGATATCCTTATCATACTTGATACATTTTCTTTTACTTTACTATCAAATTCACTCCTATTATACGGATTCTTCGCCCTCAATCCTTCTTTCTGTATTAAATTGTATAGTGAAACAATATTAAAACCATATACAAAATCGTCCTCATCACGATAACTATAAAATTGAGTCGCCGGTATCTCTATCATATCATCCATTGTAAAAAAATCTGTATCATTTGTACATATCTTACGGTCTATTAACGCAGGACCCTGTAACCTATGCAATTTTCTATGTAGAAAACCTCTAAATACCTTTTGTATTTTTAACGGACCAACCGAATTCTTACAATACTCATATAACCTCTTCGTTAAATCATCCTTGTTACCACCTTTCGATATCTTATACTTCGTGCACAACTTCTTTAACTCATCCATCTTATATTTCACTAAAAGCAAATTATTATAACTATTAATAGACAACTCTTCCGGTTTCTTTACCACCTTAACATTATTTACTTTATCACGGTCTTCGCATTTATTATTCGAAATTTCTGTTTTAGTATTTATTTTGATATTCAATTTAGAATTTGATTTTAACCCTTTCTCACGCTTTTCATTCTTCTCTACCTTTTTATCTTCTATACTATTAGTTATCGTTTCACCATCTATCGCGCCTCCGATCATCCCCGTTGCTCCTTCATCCTGAAAACTTACTGATACAATTATCTCATTCACACCATTTATGTGACTACCAATAATCATCGACATTCTCTTGTATGTATGTTATGTATGCGTACGTGTATGTATATTCTTATATATTAACAATATTTTTTTAATATCTTATTGTACAATACATTTACTATAACTATAAATACCACACCATTGTTTATTCTGCACGGCATTATCATCATACAGTACTATAATGGTACATAACGATCATATATACATATAAACTATGTTACTATTTTTAGAATATTTACAACATATTTGCAAAATATTATTTCTACATACAGTTTTCATTTTCGAATTATCATTTATAACACGCCGAATTTCCCAAAACAGAAAATTGAAGACACCATAAACCTTAATATTATATAGCACGAACAATCAGTTACAAAGCCAATCCACAAACCAACAATACAATGTCAGCTCAATCAGCCACCAAGTCCTCAAGCAAATCATCCGCCCCCAAGGAGATCATCTCCGGCGAGACTTTCAATCCCGACAAGGATATCAAATATTCCAAGCCCAAGGTTAATGCCTCCGGTGGTAAGAGTGTTGGAATTCTAAACGCCACCACCAACGGTGCAACTTATGTGTCTACTCCTCTCATGATGACGTGGGGTGTTTCGGCATTCGAAGACAAGAAAACCGGTGAAAAGTCGTACAGCATGTCGCTGCAGTTTCCCGGCGAGGAATACAATACTCCTGCTATCGCAAAGTTCCGTGCAAATGTCGTCAAGTTCGAGGAGAAAATCAAGGCAGACGCTCTCGCAAACCAAAAGGAATGGTTCGGAAAGTCGACCATGACCAAAGACCACATCGACATGTTCTGGACTCCTATTCTCAAGTTCGCCAAGGGTGAAAACGGAGAGCCTGACCACAACAAGAACCCGACCCTCAATGTAAAGATGCCCATCTGGGAGGGTGTCTGGAACGTCGAGCTCTTCGACCCTCAATCTCGCAAGATCTTCCCTGATTCCGCGAATGACCACGTTACTCCTGTCGACTTGATTGCAAAGGGTTCTCATGTTGCTGTCGTTCTCCAATGCGGTGGTGTCTGGTTCGCCGGTGGTAAATTCGGAGTCACCTGGAAGCTGTTTCAAGCAGTCGTGAAGCCCAAGACTACTCTTCGCGGCAAGTGTCACATTCAGCTGTCATGCGATGACAAGAAGATTGTAGAGACGCAAGAGCTCGACACTGTCAGCGACGATGATGTTCCTGTTACTCAAACCGAGGATTCTGATGGAGAAGAAGAAGAGGAGGAAGAGAGCCACGGTCCTACAAGAGTTGCATCAACTCCTGCACCTGCGCCGGCTCCCGCACCTGCTCCTGCACCCGCTCCTGCTCCGGTACAAGCAGCTAGCGAAGAGTCAGGCGCCAGGAAGATTGTGAAGAAGGTTGTCAAGAAGTAAAACATAAAACAAAATACAAGAACCATGATTCACACACAGATGCAGTCAGTAAGTAACTAAAAATTAAATGGTTAAGCAAAATATACAGGTAAGTGAATATGATTGTGACTATAACATGTAATAAATTATAAAATAACTAACACATTTTCATATGCAGGTACCATATTTTTTTATGTGGTTTCGATTACAAAACCATATAAAAATTAAAACTAAAATTATAATTAAACTTTGTACTTAACCTTTGCGTATTCGGCATACTTTTTACCAAAGGTATTTTCTAATAATAAAATATAGCTTCTAATAACTTCATTATATGATACATTATTTTTTTCTACCATACTTAACAGTTTTGTAAAACCTTGTATTAGATCTTGTATAACTTTATCATGCATTGTGTTGCGTTGTTGTTGTTGTTGTCTTAAAACAAATGATAATATTTTTATAATACTTTTAAAAAAAGTTATGTAGTCCTGATTTTTATCGCTATACCCTTTATATTTACGCAACTCTCCGTCTCCATAGTCTATAATTTTCGCACAGTAAGGATTCGCCAAAGAAACAGGCTCAATAAGAAACACAGAATCAGTATCAAGCGTTTTGTGTAATATATTATTATCAATCATCTTTTTTATACCAACGATAGTGTTTGCAAGAAGGCTAAATAAAATACCTGGTTCTGGTATTGTTTTTTCATCTTTTCTTATATTAAAAACATTTTTCAAGTAGTATGTTAAGTTATGATTACCTGAAAATGCTATATTAAAAACAAAGAATTCGTCTATTTTGTAGCTTGGTTTTGTTAAAGAACATTGTTGAAAGTCGTGAGGTACATGTTTATCTTCTAACTCAAAAGCGTCTATTAACAAGCTATGAAATAAGCCTTTTGGGTCTATATCTTTCATTTTTTTAAGAATTTTATACTCATGTCTGTATTCACTAAATGCGTTGTTCTTAAGAACTACTTTTGAAACAATATTTTTGTCATGCTTTTCGGCATTTTTGGCGGTAAGTTCAGGTCGAAAAACACAACCAAAGTTTCCCTGTCCTATAAGTGAACCTCCTACTAATTTTCTATATCTATTTCGACGTGTAGTTTTATGTAACGCTCTACTATTTTTATTTGATTTATATTTTTTACTTTTATGATTTTTATATGTTTTTCTCATAACTGAGCAGAAAGTATTGTATATATTACAATATTACTTTATTTTTTATCTATCATAATTTCTTTGCCTATATTTTTTATTATTTTTTTCTCATAATTATTATAGTTTTCAATTGGTTCACATATTGAACGCATCATAGTTAAGTACTCCAGTTGCTTTCTTTCTGTGTCCATCCAGTCTGGATTATCTATCGCCCATTGCTGTAATGCAGTGCGCTCCTTATCGGCAATTTTTACAATTGTATTTTTCATCATGTCATGACTATCATCTTTCAACCACTTGTCTTCATCTTTTATATACATGATGTCACGTTTTATATCCGTGCAATGAATAGGACGTTTGTAAATATCCAATTCTTTGAGTCCTTTTATTAAAACATCGGTTATACCACGTGATATACCGTTTGTTTTTGAGAATAGTAAGTCTTCCAATGTTATTTTCAGAGAATCTATAAAATCTGATATGTTTAATGCATCCTTGCATTGCTCATTCAAAAATACATTAAGATTAAAATTATTATTCATTGTATTATTAGTTGTGTTATTTGTATTATTAGTTATATTACCGATTTTTGGTATTATACTATTTATTTGCTCCTGTTGTCCTTTAATTATTTTCATCATTTCTTTATTATCATTTATCAATTCTATAAACATATGTTTAGTTATTATTATTTTATTGTCTGAGCATATTACATCTTCAATTGATTCACTCGTTCCTTTATTATTTTCTTCATCATGTATCGAATATTTCCCAGGTGTATTGACGGCGATACATGTTCGCTTATGCCTTGCTAGTCCTGGGCGATACTTGTAACTACTACCACATATGCAGCTAAAAACTTGCTCCCCTTTATTAAGCGTTTTATTTGTACCATTGGTTACCATTTTATGCTTCAAGGTCACCAAGTGTCTTTCGTAATCACTTTGCTTAGAGCATTTAAAGTCACAATTTTTGCACACAAAAAGTGGCGCGTTTTTGGCGTTTTTTTGATTACCCAAATCCATTTATATATGGTACATATAAAAAACGCCTAAACCCTTTTCATATAATATATAAAAAAGTTGAAAAATTATGGTAACAAAATATTCAACGAAAAAACACGATTTAGAGCATTATGCTCTGAGTGATGAAATCGATGTTTTTTTTATATTTCTACCCCCAGTTTTGAAAAATGGACAAAAATAAATGTCCAATTTTGAAAAAGGGCCTCCGAGAGTTGAAATTTTCATACATCATCACTTTTTCAGCGTCCGCCCTCCCTTTTTGCGAAGGTTACCTTTATGCTTTCATTTTATAAAAATAATATTATACAAACAACAGCATTATCTAGGGAGCATATGTTTTGCATGTTATTTGTGAAAGATGGTGGCGAAAATGGGAAGGTAGTTTTTGGGTAAACATGGTTGTACATTTTTAGGGGATGTTTTTAATAATTTTGATGATAGTTTTGGGAGGTTTTTCGGATGATGGTCGAAAAGTGTGAATGTTGTTTTATAGATTTATAGTATCTATAAAAACATGAGATGTTACAGATTCGTGAGAAATGGGGAAATTCGTTATTTAATAATTCAAAATTCAAAACTGCTATTTACTCTCAAAATATTAACTTTTTATTATATATAAGTACAAATCCTAATATATAATATGGTTTCGTGTATAGAATTGACAAATTATGGTATGGTTATTAGGATATTATTGACTATTATATTATTTTTTATTTTGTATTCACTTATGAAAGGTGGTAATAAATTTTGTAATAAATATTTTTTAGTAATATTAGCGATACTATTATTATTATTAGACTACTTTGATTTAATCCCGGATTTATATTACTATTATTATAAACCTAATTCTGCTGAAGCAAAATGTGTATATGAGTTATCGCCAGAGGCGAAGTTAAATAATCATAATCGTGGTAAAAAAAACTACGATACATTATATTATAATATAGTTGATAAATGCGTTGATACACTATCTTATATTCTTGCATATTTTGTTTTTAATTTAAATAATATATTCTTGTGTTTTTTACTATATAGGATGGTAGGTATAGGATTATATATTTATACACAAAACACTAGATGGTTAATATTGTTTTTTGATTTCATGAAAGAATATTTAATATACTATTTTCTTGCAAAGAATGACTTATCATATATATGGTTATTTATACTATTAAAAATTTATTTTGAAATTAATCTTCATTCCTACTAGGTAACCTTTTTACTATATATCATGATGATATAACATATAGTAAAACAATGTAAAAACATTAACACAGTTCTATGTTAACGACTATAGATGACTTCTCTGCAATATCGTACATATTTTTAGAATTTATTATTGGTATTCCTGCACCAGATAATACATATGTCTGATTATTTTTTATGTACAATGCCGCAGCATTTATTATAAATTTTTTACCACCTATTTCAAATTCAATGCATTGTTTTTCTAATAAATCTAAAATTCTCATACGAATATCTATGTATATATCGTTATTTGAGTCTATGTATATATGAGAAGGCGTTATAGGAATACAGCGAACGATTAGGTCAACCGATGTATTATCTGTCTTTCCTAATTTATAGTACAACTCCGTATGCCATAGGGGGATATAAAACTTCTTCTCATCGTGCTCTAATACATATATGTTATTTTCTCCCATCAAATCATCTAATGATACAGAAATAACAACCATGTTATCGAGAGCCATCTTATTTCTCATGATTTTCTCGAATAACTCCAATTTTTCAACACTTATATGAAAAGCCTTATGGTATGTCGTTATAATTTCATATATATTATATGCAGCTTCTTTGTCCAAATCCTCAAACATCTTGATAGATAACTCTTGACAATCCTCTACTATTATTTTTATTAATGTGTTTATAGTTAAAGATGTATTCTCTTGTGATATAACAGTCATCTTTTGCAATAAAGATTGGATAAAAATACGAAATATTGACATATAACTATCTGAACCTCCATTCTCTCCACTGCTTCCATGATTATCTCCCCCATTAAACATATGAGATGTTACAGGTTCGTGAGAAATGTCGAAATTCAATAAATATAAATATGCATTGTTTACTTCCTTGAAAATTTCACAAGATTCTTCACTATTTTCATTTTTATCAGGATGATGCTTAAGAGCCAGTAACCTATAATTCTTTTTTAACTCTTCTAAAGTATAATTATATTTTAGATTTAATAATTCACGAGCTTTCTGAACTCTTTTTATATCCATTTACTATTGTTATTAGATTATACATGTAATTTTCTAAGTGATAAATCGGTCTATAATTATTATTATAATATTGAAAAAATATATTTGTTTTTAATAAAATATCAGACATACTACTTTCGCTTACTAAGTTACCACGTATCAATGCTGTCAAAATATACCATATACATTCATTTATATCTAATTCATATATTAATATATCATACAAAATATCGCGAAATGTTAAGAACTCTATTTTATCAGGATTCTTTATATTTTCTATTATCGCATTGCAAATACATTCATGCGGATTTGTCAATGAACTTATATGTGTTATAACATTCTTTATATTAGATATGCTTGAAATACCTGCACTTTTTAACTGGTCATTCGTTGCCGTTTTTGTAGAAAAACATTTATTATAATTTGAAATCTTAGGACGCGGAATACTTATTATTTGAGCATTGTTAATTATATTATCGGGTATAAAACTGATATTTTCGGTTATAATTATAAAAATAAGCTTTATCTTATTCAAAGACTGAGACTGCATATAACTATAGAATATATCCAACAGTTCGCTATGTATTTTATGAAAATATTTACATAGTATTATACCATGCGTATTTACTCTCGCCGATACAACATCGTTTATCTGATTATAAATATCATTCCACAAAATTTTTGAGTTACACCCCAATAGCGACATGTCCACCTCAAAATGAATATCGCTCATCTTTATTATACAATTTTCCTTGTTTGAATTTATAGTAAGACGTTTTTCATATTTTAACTCACTATTACTGTACCTCTTTATACACGATAATGCTTGTGTGTACTTTCCAATACCCTTTGGACCATAAAAAATAATATTTTTTAAATTTTCAACCTTCGACGGAAACCCTTCATATAATTTACTCAACTTGGGATGAAGAGAACACTTCTTGTTCGAAGAAATATAATCGTCAAAATGCGTTTCTAGAAATTTCATCATTTTGGAACTACTATTATGATAAAAGTTAATACTATTTTAATTTTATACTTTAGATTTAAATTGTATTTCAATAAATATGTATTTCATTAAAATACAATACATAAGAAATACTTAAATATATAGTCATAATTACAGTAGAGTAAATATAGATATACTTTAAAATATTTTAAATATTTAATAAATGAAACTTATCGACACAAAACCAGAAAATTTCAATTCAAATTATATATATTTTAATGAACCGATCCAAAATACAATTATAAACGAAAGCCGATTCATAAGAATATTATACTCAACGCCAAATATTATATTTAATGGTATAAATATTTTATTAAAAATAAATATAGATGGTTTAGATAAGCAGTACAATAAAAATATTATATACTACAGTGTTGATAAAAATTCAGAAACAATAAATAATATAAAAAATATAGAACATATTATTCTACAAAAATACTCATCAGATAAAACACCGGCATATAACTTGGAAGCACAAGTGAATACAGGAGTACTAAAGTTATTCTCAGACTCAAATGATAAGAAAAAGAATATAGATATTATTCTAAAAATATCAGGACTATGGGAAGATAATACCTCGTATGGTATAACCTATAAATTTTTGTCTGTTTTGTAATATTTAGTATATATGGATTAGTATACATGGATTAGTATTTAATTATGAATATAATAAGTAATAATGCATTATTTATTATATTTAAAAATATTAAATGAAAAATTTGCTAATAACTGGGGGTTGTGGGTTTATAGGTTCAAATTACATAAATTATATTTTCAATAAATATGATGACTTTAATATTGTAAATATAGATGCAATGTATTATTGTGCTTCGGAAAATAATGTAGACATCGATATTAGAAACTCTGAGCGTTATAGACTAATTAAGGGAAACTTATGTTCGTACGATTTAGTATACCATATTATTTCAAACTATAAAATAGATTATATTATACATTTTGCAGCACAAAGTCATGTCCAAAATTCTTTCGAAGATGCCCTTCAGTATACAAAAGATAATATTGTAGGAACTCACAACTTACTGGAAGCTTCTAGAAAATACGGGAAAATTAAAAAGTTTATACATGTATCTACAGATGAAGTATATGGAGAGTCAATGATAGAACATAATGAAAGTAAAAAAACAGAAGAAAGTATATTATGTCCAACAAATCCTTACGCTGCAACAAAGGCAAGTGCTGAACTTATTGCGCAATCCTATTATTATTCATTTAATATGCCTATTATTATAACAAGAGGCAACAATGTATATGGACCTAACCAGTATCCTGAAAAAATAATACCAAAATTTATAAAACTTTTGACTGAAGATAAAAAGGTAACAATCCAAGGGGATGGTTCTAATGTGCGTGCTTTTATTCATGTTTCTGATGTAGTAAAGGCGTTTGATATAATTCTTGAAAAGGGTATTATCGGGGAAATATATAATATTGGCTCAGATGACAATGAAGAGTATACAGTAAAATATGTTGCTGAAATGTTAATTAAGAAAATAAAAAAAACGGATAACTATAGCGAATATATAGAATATATCACCGACCGACCATTTAATGACAAGCGATATTACATAAGTAATGAAAAAATAAAGAATCTTGGGTGGGTGATAACCGAAAACTTTGATGAAGGGATCGATGCTCTAGTTAAAATGTACAATAATAATTAATAATAATTAATAATAATAAATATATAAATTACACAAAAATATGAATTAAAACTAAAATTATAAACTATATAATAAATAAAATACTATGAAAGTTTTATTATATGGTAGAAATGGATGGATTGGGCAAAAAGTATATGATTTGTTGATACAAGGAGGACATGAGGTTGTAGTAGGTGATGCGAGAGCCGAAGACCTCGTTGCACTTGAAGAAGAAATAAAATGCGTCAACCCTACAAACATAATTTCTACAATCGGAAGAACACATGGAACAATAGATGGCGTGAACTATACTACAATAGATTACCTAGAGCAAAAGGGAAAACTACGAGAAAATATTAGAGATAATTTGTATTCTCCGACGATTCTTGCTCTCATTTCTAATAAGTTTGGTATACATTATGCGTATTTGGGTACAGGATGTATATTTACATATGATGATGAACATCCTTATGAAGAAGAACTGAATGGATTTAAAGAAGATTCTAAGCCTAATTTTTTCGGGTCGTCGTATTCTATTGTAAAGGGGTATACGGATATGATTATGAAAATGTTTAACAACGTGCTTAATGTACGCATTAGAATGCCGATTACGGACGAAATAAACTCTAGAAATTTTATAACAAAAATTACAACATATAAGAAGATATGTTCAATACATAATTCGATGACAGTTCTCTCTGAATTATTGCCGATTATGGTTGATATGTGCGACAAAAAGGTGACAGGAACAGTGAATTTGACAAACCCAGGTTTAATAAGTCACAATGAGATTTTGGAAATGTATAGAGAAATAGTTGATAAAGACTTTAAATGGGATAATTTTAGTATAGAAGAACAGAGACAGATATTGGCGAGCGATAGGTCAAATAATTTTCTAGATACATCAAGACTTGAGTCGCTTTATAAAGTAAAGAACATCAAAGATTCGGTAAGAGATGTTCTATATAAAATGAAAGAGACGCAAGAGAAGCGTGAGATTTGAGATAATTCGTAAATTATTAATAATCAATAATAGATTATTAACAACTAAAGTAACAAAATATTAAAGGTTTAAAAGGTTTAAAAGGTTTAAAAGGTTTAAAAGGTTTAAAAACAAGTTGAAAATAGACGCAATATGACTTCCATAATACCGACAGTTAAAATATTAAGAACAAATAATACAATACTCAAATATAAAGTTCCAATAGAAGGTTTACTTAATGTGCCTACAGTGGTACTAATACAGTTTAAGTTTCCTTGTAAGTAGCTATATATAAGAACGAGTTGAAAGAAAATGAGAATACCAGAGTAATTCGAAAATTTATAATACTCTGGGTCTACTTGATATGTGTTAATCATTTTAGAAAATGAAATTGATTGACGAATTATAACAAATAATATAATAAACAAAGCAAGTATTTGGAAGAAACTTGGATATAAACTGGAACATGATGGAGAATTTTTAACTTTAAAGTAGTACGAAACCACGGCCATTAAAAGACCGAAAAGAGCGATACTTGTAAAAATATATCCAACTAAGGTTGCAAATGCCGGACCTTGGTCATCGCCCATACTAAGAGATGTAAAAACCATCTTAATAATAATTCCAACAAATGCTAAAAGAATACAAATATTAATTAAATAATAAACTGTCTTAAATCTATAGTTAACTTTATCAATTGGTGAAAAGTTTGCAGTGGGACTATTATTTTGCATTTTATAATTTATGGAACAGAGTATACTATAAATTATATTATTATTTTTTTTACCAGAATTAACAATTATATATACAAATAAAATCTCATATAAAAATAAATTCTATATGTTATATTATATATAATAATATATTTTACTATATAAATGAATGGGCAAAATAGAAATACATTCACAGAACACCCTCTAATAGCTCGCGAACAGACATTTTGCTTGGATAGAAAATTAGTAACTATTCATTCAGAAGATAGAGATGTTTGTGCATGGCCAAATTCGGCACATTTTGAAATCACTCTTCCACAACCATTAACAAATGTGCAGTCAATAAGGTTAATCGAGTCAAACTTTCCATCAATTAATGACGTATTTACGACAGTAAAACAGAATACAAAGATGTCATTTAGTGTTATAATATCTGGAAATACACATTTTTTGCAAATTCTTATTGAACAGGGGCTATATTCTCCGCTACAAATGGCGAATGAACTTACGAATTGTATGAATAATGCTGTATCAACACTTGTTACACCTGGATATACTAATTTTACAGTTATATACAATGAGGTAAATCAGAAACTATGGTTTGGTAATAAACAAGACCCTTTTACTTTATTGTGCGATAAAATAGAAGATTATTATGACCCTAGTAATAATATATATACAAACTGTCAAGTTGTTCCCCCGAACGAATTAATTTATTGTAGAAATACAAAATGGGGGCTTCCATATTTTTTAGGATTTAACAAAGAACCATATATTGCTACACAAACACCTGTGTCGGTGCCTCTTAATTATGAATATAAAAATGCTATATTTGACCCTTTTTACAACTGGTTGCCTGCAGGCGGATACTACGTAATCGCTCCAAATGTTATAAACACTTTAGGAGAAACCGTTTTTTATTTAGATATGTTTGAATATAATCAGATGGATGAGCTTCAACCTTATCCTAGAAGAGTAAATTCTTCTACAAATAATACATATGGAGGTAAAGTTAACTCATCGTTTGCAAAAATACCATTTTTAGGTGTTCCTGTTTCACAATTCTTTGACTCTAGAAATTCACTTCTACAAAATTTTTCGCACTTTTATCCACCACTTGAAAGAGTTACAAAATTAAAATTTAGATTTAGATATCATAATGGAACTTTGGTTAATTTCAGTAACAATGATTTTAGTTTTACTCTAGAATTTGACTGTTATCGTGATGAAATTGCCCGTGAGTTGAAACTACGTGTTCCAGCTCAGTATAGGATGTAGGTAACAAAAATAAAGTATATTTAGAGAATAATAATTTTGTATATGTCAAAATAATACAAAATTATTTTATTTAATAAGTTTACAGTTATGACTGTCCTTGTTCTTCTAATAAAGCTTGAGCCAACCCTTGTGATTTTGCTTTAGTGTCAGCAGAGTCAGCATTATTAATTTTTTGCTTTTTGGTTACTTTGTTTAATTTTTTATCAGACCTACGTATTGTTTTCTTTGAACGTTTCGATTTTTTTCTGTTTTTACCACCTATATTTATCGCAGATTTATCTTGTTCCTGTTCCTGTTCAACTGCTACTGGTGCAGGTGCTGGTGCTGGTGCTGGTGCAGGCGCAGGTGCTGGTGCTTGTGTTTGAGGCAGCATGGAGTTTTGTACTGCGTCTTCAGGTGACGGCGACAGTGCTACTGCTGCATCTGGGGTTGCTGCAGGTGCTGGTACTGGTTGCATTGCATCAGAACCGATGGAACTGCTTGGAATACCGTTATATTCAGGTATAGGTGTAGGTGTAGGTGTAGGTGTAGGTGTAGGTTGAGTGGTAGGGGGGACAGGAGTACTAACCTGAGAAAAATCTTTTAACGATTGGTCTATAGAAGATGATTGTGCTTGTTCTGGTGATGCGGTGGATGCAGCTGATAACATGTCAGGATTAATATTATCTTCAGCCGGCTGCTCCTTATCACCAGGTGCCTGTTCAGTGGTAGGGGAAGGAGGAGGAGTATCGTCTTGAGATGAACCAAACAAACTACTAAAAAGACTTTTTTCTTTTACTGGTTTGGTTTCTACAGTTTCACCAGGTGCATCAGTAGTCTGTGCTTGAGATTGCATCTGGTTATACTTATCTTTTAACTCATTAAGTTGTTTTGCCTTTTCGGATAATTGTATAATACCGGTTGACAACTCTTCGCATAACTTTGATATATTAGCTTCTAGTTTTGCATTACTTACTTTTTTTTCTCTTGACGATAAAAATTTGAAAAAATCCATATTATATATTGTGGTATAAAATATTATTAAAAATATATAAATAATATTTTTATTTAATAATTCAAATTAGTTCGAAATATATATATTATTCATATTTTGTAAGTTTTTTGTATCCACTCAACGATATTAAACATAGAACATGTTTTATAATCTTCAGTAAATCCCTTAAGTTTTAAAAATGTCGGATTTTTCATTTCAGGTGTTTTGTAAAATATATAGTCTCCATATTTTCCATTTCTAATACTTATATCATCAGTTATTTTTCTAACCATCCCTTTTACTTGTAATTTACTACCACCACCGTCATCATCATCGCATCCACCATTCATATTTTCAACTTGTGACTGAATTTGAGTTTTAGATGTTTCAATTATTTTAACAATCTCATGATATGCAATAGTACTTGGGTTCTTATTTTTTGGAAACAACCCCGATAAAGACTTCTTTTGTTCTCCCCATACAAAATATAATCCATATTTACCTCTTTTTAATATAATTTCATTACTGTCATATATACCAAGCTTTATACCTCCCATATCAATATTTCCCTTTTCATCTATTACATCTGCTAACTCATACTCTCCTCGTTTTAATTTCGCTACATCTATATCTTTCTTAACGCTTTTATATTCTATCTTTTTTTTACCATCATCGTCAACCGTTGTATGTTTGATAACCGGACCCTTACTTCCCACCATATATACATGATTTTCGCCGATATTAACGGTGTCCTTTTGTATATTTTTATCTTTTAGTGCAGTTGTTAACTGTGTAACATTATCTAAACAAAACATACACGTTTCGGTATATAAAATATCACCATTTGCTATTTTATCTAAATCATCTTCCATTTTTTTTGTAAAGTTATATTCAAATAGAGTATTAAAATGTTGGACTATAAATTCCATTACAATACTACCCAGTGGTTGTATTACTAATTTATTTTTTTCATTGCCGAACTCTCGCTCAGTAGGCATTTCAAGTAATTCATCCGGTAGCAACTCGAAGTCGGTACATTTAACTTTTTTACCAAAAACATCACATTTGTCTACATATCCCCTTTTTTGTATTTTTTCTATAAGAGACGAGAATGTTGATGGACGTCCAATACCCTTTTCCTCTAATATTTTTATAAGACCAGCCTCTGTATAGTGTGACTTCAATTCATTCATAGTAACAGTTGCTTTAATTTTATTATAAGGAATAATACAATTTTTTTTAATATTTTGTAAATAATTATAATTGGGGTTTTCTTTTTCATAACCATCAACCGCTTTCCACCCAGGGAACTCAATTAGTTCAGTCGTGTATTTATATTCATTGCTTTCTGGTGCTGTTAGGCAAGCTGTTATTGTAACACCTGTTGCGTGCGACATACAGCTTTCGACGGCATTGGTCCATATTAGTTTATATAATTTTTGTTCACGTGCTGTAAATGTATCAGGAATTTTCATTGTAGAGATATTTGTTGGACGAATTGCTTCATGTGCTTCTTGTGCTTTAACGCCTTTATCATCGGAACCTTTACTTGTTTTACCTGACTTACCCATTTTACTTGTTTTAGTTTGTTTATCCGTATCTGCATCATCACCACCCGAACTAAACCCTAGAGCAAGGTATTGTATATTCGGGTTAATATATTTATCGCTCCATTTTTCAGATATATACCTCTTTGCACTTTCAATAAATTCTGGACTATATGTTTTTGAATCTGTTCGCATATACGTTATAAATGAACTTTCATATAGTTTCTGACAAATCGACATCGTCTCTGAAGGAGAATAGTTATACTCGCTACTTGCTTTCTGTTGTAACGCACTAGTAGTAAAAGGACATGGAGGAGCTTTTGAAGTTTTTTTAGGCGACAATAAAGTATATATATGCTCATGATTTACACTTTCTTCTAAAAACACCTCAACATCTTTAGGGGTATCATACTGTCGACCCAAGGTAAACGGTAAATTCAGTTTTGTAAAGTATCCCACTGTATTGTATACCATTTTTCCAGGTGAAGCATCGATATCTTTTTGGTTATCATATACTAATCGTAGTGCTGGTGTTTGACATCGGCCAGCAGATAAACTGTTCTTAACACTTGATGCAATATGGGTCCAAAGTTGTGGCGAAATATGATACCCTACCAATAAATCCAATATTTGTCTAGCAAATTGTGCATACACTAAATTCATGTTCAATGTACCAGGCGTACTTACAGCGCGTTCAATAGCAGTCTTTGTGATTTCATGGAAAATAATCCGCGGTGTTGTTTCAACCGGCAATTTAAACATGTCGCAAACATGCCAACCTATCGCCTCACCCTCACGATCATCGTCCGTAGCAATAATAACATTACCCATACATGATTCTATTTCACTTTTAATACGGGAAATCTGCTTTGATTTCTCCTCCATACATGAAAACTTCAGCTTAAAATTATCCATATTAATTGATTTGAGACCATCTAGTGTGCGAAAATGTCCAAATGTTGCTATACATTTATATCCAGGACCAAGATATGATTCTATTTTATTACATTTTGCAGGTGATTCTACGATAACCAAAGTTGTCGAACTCGTTTTTACACGTTTAGACATAATGCGTTATGTGGATTGTTATGTGTTGTTATGTGTTATGTTATGTTATATGGTATAGAACTAAATGTTTATGTATTTATAAATGTAATATTAATTATTTCAATTTTAGAAATATAATTAATATTACATACTTGTTCGACTAAAATGACTATGACGTTGCAGGGGATGCAGAGGATGCGGAGGATGCAGCTACCGAAGAAGCATTCTTTGCTTTGAATTCAGACCATGAAATCTTTTTTATGGCCGGTGGTTTAGAGTGGTCTTTATTCCCATTTCCATGCGAATGGTCGTGTAACTTATTGATATTGTCGGCCTTTTTAATTGCACTATCGATATAAATACTTTTTAATAATTTACCGACCTCATATGAACCAGTATGCTGGTCTAGCTTTCCATCCTCAATCTGCTTAAGAATGTGAATTAACTGAAAAAGAATATTTAAGTCTATTTCATCCTTTTTTACCTTATTAAAAATATCCGTATAGTTATTAAATAAAAAAGGACACCTAGAGACACAAATATTGTCAAATTGAGCAGGATTACTTTTAGATAATCTTTGATATTCTTTCTTAATTTTAAGAAGCGTTACAATATCTTCACTAAGAGGTTTGCTATGTTTCAACTCACGAATATTATTTGTATTATCTGTTACATCATTTGCACGTATTAGTTTATCTAATTGTAAACGTTCTTGAGGGTTCATCGTTATGTACTTAACAATATATTATGTAATATATATATATTTTTAAATTGTAACGAGTCTAATTTATAATATCAATAAAATATCAATAAAATATCAATAAAATATCAATATTTTAAATGAATTATATATACATTATATATAGAATATATATATAGTATATAAATGAGCGTAAGTGCATTACTACCCAACACAACAAGCAACGCTGGGATAGAAACACCGGTTTTTACAGTACCTTCCATACCCTTTGTAGCAAGTGGTGGCGATAATTATAATGCTAGAACGGCTGCAACCGAATCATTAATGAAGGTGGGGAATGGGAATTTAGCCGGTGGTGGATACCGTAGACGCCGTAATAATGTAACAAAAGTAATGAAAGGTTGTAACAATAAAAAAACTAGAAGACATAATAAAAAGAAACGACATAACAAGAGAATATTTAGGGGTGGAAGTAGTAGTATTACACCCGAAGTTGTTGGTGATAAAATCGAGCTTTCTGTTCCAGGAGGAGCATCAGGTGGTCAGATAGATACATTAAAAGAATTAACTGGTGGACTATTTGATGCACAAACCGTAGCAGCAAATAAACCACCAACTATTATGCCTCCTATAGTTGTATCAAATTTTTCAGGTGGAGGTATAAGTAGACGAAGACATAGAAGAACAAAATATAGAAGATTAAGATATAAAAAAAGTATAGGTCGAAGAGGACGAAGTCGGAGACATTAAAACGAGAAGTATAAAAGACAAAATATAAAACGTAAAATATAAAACGTAAAATATAATAATGTAAAATAATATATTATTATTATATTTTAATATGAAGACCAGCGATTTATTAAATTCAATATTTATTATAGCAGTATTTATAGGTTTATATATTGCAAATATTTTAGCAATAGGAAAAAAGAATATCGAAAAGAACTGGCCGATTTATAGATGTAGTCCTTTAGTAATGCCTTTTGCTAATATATTTGGACACGATACTATGAAAAATTTTACATACTGTATTCAGACTATGCAGACCGATTTTATGGGACCATTCTTGGCTCCTTCGAACTATACAAATGCTGTAGCTGCTGAAAATATAAAGACATCGGTTAAGAATAATACGAATACAATGGGAATGTTTGCTTATATACGAAACACAGTAATGAATAATTTCTCTGGTTTGTATAACGTATTTGGTAGTCTGGGACTAATATTGCAATACATGATCGGAAAATTAAAAGATATGATGAACAAGATGACTGGTATATATATGTCTACATTTTCTATATTACAGGCTTCTGGTATTACTGCTGAGTCAACATGGAATGCATTACCTGGTAGGTTATTAAGAGCACTACCGGGGGGGTAATACTAAGATTTTAAATAAATAATATTTAACATAGTAATTCATTATACGATAAAAATGAATTATTATACGATAAAAATGAATTATTATAGGTTATGTATATAGTAATACTAATTTATATATTTAGTATATATGGATTCTGCCGCTATACCAACACCTATAACACAAATAACGCCAATAACACCAATATTCAATAAAATAAATGATATATATGTTAAAAGAACATATTTAGAGAGATATGGAGGTTCTGTATTATTCGCAATTTTCGCAATATTGATTGTTGCTTGTTATTTCGTTTATTTGAATATTCAAAACAATAAAGAAATTGTTAAAAAGGATTGGGCAACCAATAAATGCAACCCTTTATACATGCCCTTTGCGGGTACTATTATGGAGCCCCAAAATATGAGTAAAATGGAGTATACGATACAGAACTTTTCTGAATGTTCCGAAACAATATTAAAGGATATTATACAGGTTGCTCTTGCACCGATTGAAGCCGCGTCTATTTTAATTAGTGCAAGTGTATCTATTTTGACAGGTGTTACGACAAGCTTAATGGGAGCAATAGCTGGTTTTAGAACTAAGGCCCTTCAAACAGAAACTAAAACTGCAGCAGAAAAACAAACCGTATTTTCATCAATACTAACAAAGGTTACACAAAATATTAGGGCAGCATTAAAAAAAGGAGAAGGTATTTTAACTACGATTTTTTATATATTCTTTTCAGCATATAAGGCAGCGGCATCTGTATTTTATGTTATTTTATGGGGAGAGGCAATAATATTAGTAATCCTGTTTGCCGGTCTTATGGCAGCATGGGGAATATATATATTCCTGATGGCTGGTTTCGTTACTATACCAATAGCGGGGCTTTACTTATGGGTTCCTATAGGACTTACAGTAATATATGTTGCAATCATGATTATGATTCTAGTTTTAGTAGTGTTTACAGCTTCCATAATAGCAAAAATAAAATAAATAGGATTTTTACTATAATGCAAATAAATATAACCTTTAAATTAATGAACTATATTAAAAATAATTATTTATTTAGGAAATAAATACAATATTATACAATAAAACACAATAAATAATTATTTTTATCTAAGATTTATGTATAAGAAATATGAAAAATATATTTAAATCCAGATTTTCATTGATTGCTATTTGTATAGTACTTGGTATTTTGATTGGTTCTTTCACATTATGCGGATGTAGGACGAATTACGGATTATTAGAAGGTATGGCTGCGAACGAGGAAAAAAAAAAGAGTGAAGGGACAACAGGGGAAAATGGAGACACTAATTTATCAACCGTTAGTCAAGATATACTACCGGCTGTTAATGTGGGGGAACTTATAACTGAGAGCCAACCCATTAATGTAGGACAAATTGCAAATCAGTTGTCACAGTATGGGGAAACATTAGAAAAGAAAGATGGTAACAATGCTTTACTAAATGCATTCGGAAAGTCGTTAAGTACAGCTTTACCTTTTCCAAATATGAAAGAGACATTTCAAGTTTCAAAACCTTTAGCTTGGGGACCTATTAAGGATACTGAAAGTGAAGACGTAAACTTAAATAAGTGGGTTTCCGATGCGATGAGGTACTCTAAGGGTATGGGAAATGAAAATAAACTTGATAGTTATCAGTATAACAGCGGTCCTCCTATTCCCCTCCCTGAAGGTGAATTGTTTTTCTTTAAAGATACCAAATTCGACCCATCATGTTGCCCCGGTACTTACAGCAATAGTGTAGGGTGCGCTTGCTTGTCAAAGAAACAGTTCCAGTATTTAACTATGCGTGGTGGAAATAACACTATTCCTAATACTAAGACCGCATATTATAACGATTTTTAGGAAAGTAAACATTGCCCAATAAGTATTATTTTATATTCATAAAAAATATAAAATAATCTAGAATTTACAATCTATAATATATTCGATTTACAAGTACATATTAATTGCTGCTTTACTGAGACCACTCTCATCCTTTTTAATAAGATTATTCACGATATCATTTGTAACAGTGAATGGGAATTCTACAACAAGTACATTATCCTTTTCAAATAAAGTTGTACCTGGTTTGACAAGGCGATACAAGTTCAGTTTCTTATATATGATTTCAATACAGCGCTTCAAGTTTCGCACACCATCTTCCTTTTCGGTATAGTTATCGATAATATAGTTCAGTGTCGCATCAGGAATAATAATGTCACCCTCCTTGAAATTTACCTCATATCGAATCTTGGGAATCAAATACTGTTTCGCAATAACAATCTTGTCCTTAACCTGATAACCCGTTGTTTTAATTTTATACATACGGTCAAGCAAAATCGGATTTACTTTGAGAGGGTCATTGTAACTAAAGATGAAGAGACATTTACTAAGGTCGAAATCAATCTCTGCAAAATATTTATCGTGAAACTGCGAATTTTGTGTTGTATCCGTCAAATGGGTCAAAATTCCAATAATCTCCTCTCCTTTAGGCGTTTCACTAATTTTATCCAACTCGTCAAAGTAAATCACCGGATTCATCGACTTCGAACGTATCAAAATATCCACAATTTTACCCCATGTACTACCCTCATACGTATACGAATGTCCCTCCAAATAACTGCTATCAGTTGCACCCCCTAACGGGATAAAGGCGAATTCACGGTTCAAAATCTTACTGATTCCCTCTTTCACAAGACTCGTATTATGCGTTACTGTAAAATCGCCTAGTAAATATTTGTGATTATTATCCAATTCGAATCCATAGTATTTTCCCCATCCGCGCGGTTCTATGGTAATACCCATAATCATACTATCCTTGTTGATAACTCTTTCGGTTTTGGCCATTTTTCTAGGACACTTCACGGGAATACAAGACAAATTATCCCCTGATAAATGTATTCTATGATATGTTCCAGTCCTTTTTTCGCCCTTATACATACACGACTTTTCACACTCTTTCATATTTGCCGTAAATCCAAGAGACCTGGCCACAAATAATATATCATCTGCTAAAACTTTATTTTTTTGAATAATATCATATCCCTTAAATTTATCACAATAATAACCATCAGTGTCAATAATTCCGGCGAGAAGTTCCAGTCGTGTTTCTCTATCATTTGTTTTGTAATCAGCAGGAATGTGTTTATTTCCAATCAACTTATAATCTTTTAATACTTGTAAGAATTTATTTTTATTATTTCTAGTATCATGTTTGTGCATATCATATGAAATACCATATGTATATTCGACTCTATGAACCAAATTCAAGTTATATTTTTTAAGTTCAGTTCTCAAATAGTGTAAAACTGTAGCATCCTGATTTGTAATCTCGGATTTGGTCGATGTACCGTCGCCTAACCAAGCGCCAATAATGTAAGGGTCAAAGGGCACATTTTTGCTAGAAAACTCTACACTCCTTTTATATCCCTTCAAATTTATACTAATATATTTAGGCAATTTTAATAATGTTTTTACAGGAATTTCAATATAATCGTGCTCAAGTTTCATATCATTTAAGTATCTTGTTGCGTCTTCCAAATCGCAAAATCGTTTGCTATGTTGTTTGTAATCATTTTTATCAAAGTAGAATACTTTATACCTAACTCCTCCCGATTTCGTCTTTACTGTCTTTATAATATTCAATCCTGATTGTTTCAAACACATAATGTGTTCAGAATTTACACCATATTTTTCTCCATTTGAATGAACAATATCATACATCTCATCTTCACCTCTACCAAGCGAAATTACATTTCTACATTTCGAATCATCGCCCATAACTTTATCGCCAACAACAATGTCCTGAACCATTTTAATCGATCCGTCGTACATCAAAATCGGAGTATCAATAGCGTGACACTTGCCGGTACCCATGGGACCATTTATAGCAATTGCTGTACCCATTGCCGAAGGATTCGCAATCCACTGTCCCAACATTTGCATAATCTGCATCTTTGCGTCATTTAGTCCATATACAGCGCCATCTAGAGTAGACTTTGCTGTTTCCATAAAGTCGTGACACTTTTCAATTCCATCCGAAATCGTAAGAGGAAGATTACTACATCTTCCAAACGGGATTTGCATGAAAGTGTCAACCCAGTTTTTGATTTTATAATATTCGCCAGCACCTGGCTCCATGTGTCGCAAATTCGTAATCTTCTTTAGGGCAATTGCTTTGAATGCTTGAGGAATGTCGGACTGCAAGAGTGAAAGACGATACGGTTTGTCGGTAATTGTCAACTTATTCAAATCCTCCAATTCTTTCAAAACCTCAGTTTGCTCTTCGGTCGAGAGATGATCTTTAAAATATTTCAAATCATTCGTGGAGTTCTTCTTGCGCAACATTTTTTTGAACATCTTGACATGATTTTTTTGCCGATTCTTCATCTTCCTTTCTTCTCTCTCTTTGTATTCCTTCTCCTTTTTTACCATAATTCCGAGTGTCTCCCGCGCAATACTATCATTTTTATTGAACTTTAGAATCTCTTCCATTTGTGCTTTAATTTTCTGAATTGTTTCAAGTGATTCTGCTCCCATTCCGGTGCTACCAGTCGTGGTTGTGGTTGTGGTCATGGTTGTGGTTGTAGAAGACTTTTTGTCCGAACTATTTTTGTTTTTAGAATCCTTAGAAGTACTTTCAGACTTTGTCTTGTTATGACTATATTTATAACCTTTAATATCGCCACTAACTGCATCTTCATCTTCGTCAGGATTATAGTCGGGGTCATCTTCAGAATCATCATCGTCCGAATCATAATCATCCTCTGAATCATACTCCTCTTCATCATCATACTCGGAATCCGAATCTTCCTCAGAATCATACTCGGAATCATCATCGTCGCGGTCACCATGTTTTTTATCGTTTACCAAATTAATAACAATATTGAACTTCCCATTCTGTAACTGTTCTTTCGCAAATTCCCCAAATCCCGCAGAGTAACGGTCTTCACTACCGTCGCTATAGTCTTCGTCCGAACAATTTGTACTCGTACTTGAGGTATCATCATCAACGTCATCGTCATCATATTCCTCCTTTGCTCTATCGTCGTCTGTTGGAGGAGGATTATGAGAACCTCTTTTCTTACTTTTTTCTATAGGCTTACTATCTTTTGATTTAGCCTGTTCAGAAGCAGCTTTTGCCGAACTCCTTGTTACTTTTCTATTTTCATCAACGGCAACTCCACCTCCACCTCCACTATTTGATTTTTTCTTGGAAGAGTTAGTAGATTTTTTTGTATCTATTTTAACTGATTCACCGCTATTGACTTGACCGGAGGAGGCATAAGAAGCCGCCGATAATTGAGAAGGCTTACTATTTTTTTTTTCATTTTCAAGAAGTGAAATACGATTCTCCATATACTTGGAAGGAAACATTTCAGCCAACATTTTCCTATATTCCTTCATGTCAAATTTCCCGCCATTTTCTTCTGAAACCGCATCATCATTTTCATTATCACTACTATTATAATTATTATCACCTTCACTATCAGAATCTTTCCCCTTTTTATATTTTCTTTCATCACTTTTTTTCAAATCCTTTGACTTAGTGTCTCCAGTTTTACAGGTTTTTTTCATCTGATTTATAATAGGCATGACAGCGTTACTGAGTTGTATATATATAGATTAATGCTTTTAGATAGCTTCAATTTAATATATATTAATAAAATAATACTATATAAAAATCATATATTAACATGAGTAATGGTGTAATATTTTACTAATTTTATTATAATTTTGTTGTTAGTAACCACAGTATAAGAATATTTTGAGAATAAAACTATAAAGATGTTATTTTTAATTTAAAAGATATATTAATTATTATTTTCGTAATTAAGAAAATTGATAAACAATCTAAATATTATTCTATTAATATAAGAAGGAAATGTTTTCTCAAAAGGGTCAATCAAAATTAGCAGTTCAGAATGTATCTTCAATTATTGGAATTCAGTTTAGTATAATGTCTCCCGAAGAAATCAGAAAGTCTTCGGTTGCTCATATTACGGACAGAAATACATATGATAATAATAGACCTGTGGTTGGCGGACCCTTTGATTCTCGTATGGGAGTACTTGAACCGGGTTTGATTTGTCCAACCGATGGGTTGGATTATATGCAGACACCAGGGTATTTTGGTCATATCGAATTAGCGAGGCCAGTATTTTATATTCAATATTTAACAACAGTTCGAAAAATTCTCGGTTGCGTTTGTATAAAATGTAGTAAACTTCTTATTAGCAAAGAAACAAATAGTAGATTCATGGATATGAAGCCCGACCAACGTTGGAATAACGTGTTTCAGTACTGTAGCAAAATTAAGCGTTGTGGCGAGGATACACACGATGGATGTGGTTGTCTTCAACCGAAAAGAATCAAAAAACAGGATATGGCGACACTTGTTGCAGAGTGGGAAAATACCGAAGCAGACGAAGGAGCAGAAGGAGAAGCGAAGAAAAATTTGACAATGCATTTGATTCCCGAAGTCGTGATTAAGATTTTCCGCAGAATTTCCGACGAGGATGTATCGTTTATGGGATTTAGTCCGCAATTTTCAAGACCCGACTGGATGGTTTGTCAGGTTTTAGCTGTACCTCCTCCGGCCGTTCGCCCATCGATTAAAATGGATGGACAGCAAAGAAGTGAAGATGATATTAGTCACATTTTGGTAAATATTATTAAGATGAATAAGACACTTCAGGAAAAAATAAATGACAAGTCGCCTCAAAAGGTCATCGATGGATGGCATGATGTCCTCCAATACTACGTTGCAACTCAAATAAATAATAACATACCAGGTGTCGGTCAAGTCGCACAACGGTCAGGAAGACCCCTTAAATCAATCATGGACCGTCTTAATGGAAAGGGTGGTCGCGTCAGAGGGAACTTGATGGGAAAACGTGTTGACTTTTCTGCGCGTTCAGTAATTACACCTGACCCGAATTTGTCGATTCGTGAACTGGGAATTCCTCTTAAAATCGCGAAAAATATTACGAAACCGATTACTGTAAATGATTTGAATAAGAGTTTCTTAATAAAGTTAGTGCGAAATGGCCCCGACGAGTATCCTGGTGCGAAGATTCTTGAGAAGAAAAACGGGGAGAATATTTCGCTGCGTTATGCTGATCGCGAGAATATACATATTGAAAATGGTGACATCGTTCATAGACATATTATGGATGGTGATGGTGTTTTATTTAACCGTCAACCTACACTTCACAGAATGAGTATGATGTGTCATATTGCGAAAGTCATGTTTCAGGGCGATACATTTAGAATGAATGTTGGTGATACTAAACCATATAATGCGGATTTCGATAAACTCTCTGTCGAAAACAGGAGGCGTTAAAAGCGTGCTACCTCCTAGTCTGATTGGTCATATAATACATGACCTATAAGGCGAAACACCTTGATGCGGGAAACCCCTTAGAGTCTTCGACTACCACCTTATAATGGAAACATCATAAGGGAACTCGGTTAATAGCCGAAACCAATGGTAATAATGTCAAAGAATTGGGCAATCCGCAGTGTTACTTCCTAACGTCGCTTGGTAGACTATGGAAGGCACTCAGAGACTGAACGGGTGTTGGTGAGTAATGAAGGACTAGCCATCCTGAACTTGCTTAAGATACAGTCCACCCCCTTTGGAAACACTGGGGATTCATCGGGAGATGAAATGAATTTACACATGCCGCAAGACGAGGAATCTGAGGCAGAATTAAAAAATTTGGCGGCAGTTCCGTTCCAGATTATCAGTCCTGCAAACAATCAGTCGATTATCGGTATCTTTCAGGACTCGCTACTTGGGTCATACCAGTTTACACGCGTGGGCGTGAAGTTTGACAGTCGTGCAGCAATGAATCTTCTAATGGCGCTTCAGACAGTGAATGAGTCGATGTTTAGTAATGTAGATGGAAACCTGTCAAACTTTCAGATACTTTCACAAATTATGCCGCCGATTACATTGAAATATAAGAAAAAAGCATTCGGCGAGAAAGAAGACTACGACACCTCCAATAATGTAGTTGAAATTCGCGATGGACAATATTTGAGAGGCCAACTCGACAAGGCAGTATTGGGTTCTGGAACAAATGGTCTAATCCATCGCACGTGCAATGACTTCAACAATATGACGTCGGCAAAATTTATTGACGACCTCCAAAATATTATTACGGAATATATGAAAGTCAGTTCTTATAGTGTCGGCATTAGCGACTTGATTGCGAACGCTGAGACAAATAATAAAATTGCAGAGGTTATTGTATCCAAAAAAACAGAAGTTAAGGGACTAATTGACCAATTACATATCGGCGTTTTTGATAACAAGACGGGGAAAACAAATGATATCGAATTTGAAAATCAGGTTTCCAATATTTTGAATAAGGCTATCAATGATGCTGGTAAAATTGGCCTCGAGTCGCTGAGCAAGGATAATCGATTTGTTACAATGGTGAATTCTGGTTCAAAGGGTACAGATATCAATATTTCGCAAATGACGTCTTGTTTGGGACAACAGGCTATTGAAGGAAAACGCATTCCATATGGTTTTGAGAGCAGAACATTGCCTCATTTTACTAAATACGATGACTCGCCAGATGCTCGCGGGTTTGTCGAGAGTTCGTTTATCAGTGGACTGCGCCCGGAGGAGTTGTTCTTTCATGCAATGGCTGGTCGTATTGGCCTTATTGACACCGCTGTAAAGTCGGTTACATGGGAAACACCGATTGTAGTGGTGGAAAACAACGAACCCAAATATGTAAAAATTGGCGAATGGATTGATGGACATATGGAAAAGTCAGGGAGAATTCAACATATGGAGGAAAAAAATATGGAATATCTTGAAATAGACCATGATGTTACGATTTCAACTATGGATTATAATGGAAATATGTCGTGGGGTAATATTACAGCGGTAACTCGTCATGACCCAGGAAATGTACTATATAAGATTACTACACACGGTGGAAGAAGTGTGGTTGTTACAGAAAATAAGTCATTACTGGTGTGGAAACCAGAATTGAATCAATTTCTCGAAGAATATACCGAAAAAATTAACGTAGGTGATTATGTTCCTGTTGCTAAGAAATATGCAGAAAATAGTGTTAGTCTGAATGAAATTAATATGGAAAAATACATGCCTAAATCTGAATATATATATGGTTGTGAAGTTCATAATGCGGTAGAACTTATGAAGAATTCCATGGATAATAGACATAAAATTCCTTCAAATTGGTGGAATGATAATAATAACAAAACATTTACTCTCCCATTTGATAGCAAGGCAAGATTACAGCGTGCTACTACGCGTTCCAATATAAATGATATTAAGGTAGACTGTCTATACCCCTTTAGAGGAACAAGACAAAAATCCAATATCCCCGATAAATTTAAATTGAATTATGAGAATGGTTTATTCATTGGATTATTTATTGCCGAAGGAAATATTAATAAAAATTCTATATACATTACTAATTTAGATGATAAAATCATTGAATTTGTGAAGGCGTGGTTTGATATGTTTAATATAGAATATTCGGATATTACAAAAATAAATAATATTGGCGGAACTACACGGACAATATGTGGTCGCTCATCAGTTATGGCGAGTTTTATTACAAAATTAGTGGGAAGTGGTTCAGAAAATAAGCATATTCCTAATGAAGCATATATTTCAAATATTGACTTTGCAAAAGGTATTTTAAGTGGTTATATTTCCGGTGATGGCCACATATCTAAAAATTCAATCGAGTCATCATCTGCATCTAAGCGATTAACAGAAGATATTGCATTCCTGTGTTCTCGTATTGGTGTATATACAAGAATATTTAAAACACAAAATAAAAATAATAATATTGGAACCATTAATATTAAACCATCTTATAGACTTAGTATACGTTCTTCAAATGGAAAGGCATTTTCAGAGCAGGTAACACTTCTTCATCCTGAAAAAAATAATAAAATTAAGTCGATTGTTTGGAAAGATAAATTAGACAAAGTGGTTGTTAAAAATGATGTAATATTGGATGAAATTGTTTCAATTGAAAAGGTAGACCCTGCGCTTCACCCCAAAATGTATGACTTGACGATTCCCAAAACTCTCAATTTTGGACTAGCAAATGGTCTTCAAGTACGTGATACGTCAACTACTGGATATATTCAGAGACGGTTAATCAAGGGACTGGAAGATTTGAAAGTTGGATATGATATGACTGTCCGAAACAACAAAGAGCGTATTATACAATTTGCATATGGAGATGATGGGGTAGATACAGTAAAGGTGGAGAACCAGTCTATTCCACTTGTATCGATGACGTTGGATGAAATATATGCGCACTACTACGTGTCAACGAACGACGACAAGGATAGTGTATTAATGACAGTGTTTACAAAGACGGCGGTGACTAGGATGAAGAAAAATGTAAAGGAGTTGGAAACAAAGACTAAATATTATACGGATATGATGATAACAAAGCGTGATGAAATTGTTAAGAATGTGTTTAAGATGCGCGATAACAAAAATGTTCATTTGCCGGTGTGTTTTACACACATCATCAATAATGTTCAAGGAATGCAACACATCACCAAGAACTCTATGGTAGATATTACACCATTGGATGTATACGACATGATTGAGGATAATTATAAAATACTAGAAGGATTGTATTATGCTCCTCCCACGGAGTTATTTAAAGCAATGTACTATTATTACTTGTCTCCTAAAGAGTTACTGGTTGTTAAACGTTTTAACAAGAAGGCGCTTACCATTTTATTGGAGACGATTACACTTATGTATAAACGTGCATTGGTTGCACCTGGAGAGATGGTCGGAATGATTGCTGCACAGAGTATTGGAGAACCGACTACACAGCTGACTTTAAATACATTTCATAGCGCCGGTGTTGCATCGAAGTCGAATGTTACTCGTGGTGTGCCGCGCATTGAGGAGATTCTATCATTGTCGGAAAATCCAAAGAATCCGTCTTTGACTATTTACATGAAGAAGGACGAAGAAATGGATAAAGAATCGGTTAGAGATAAAATTCCTAGCATTGAGCTTACAATTTTGAAAGAAATTGTCGATTCAGTTGAAATATGTTTTGACCCCGATGATATGAATACACTTATTGAACAGGATAAAGATATTATGTCGCAATATTTCGAGTTTGAAAAAATGGTAGATGAGTGTATGAGTAGCACTACCGAGCAAATGACTAAAAACCTGGCTGGGTTATCTGAAAGTGCAGAAGAAGGAGCAGGAGCGGCAGCAGCAGCAGCACCACAAGCCGAGGCATCCGCAACCGGTTCTGCTCCCAACGAAAAGTCGAAATGGATTATTCGAATGACAATGGACCGCGAGGCAATGTTGGATAGAAAAATAAGTATGGACGATATTCACTTTGCACTTAAAAATATTTATACCGACGAGGTTACGTGTATGTATGCCGATTACAACTCGGATAACTTGGTATTTCGTTTGAGGTTAAATAATATAATTACCAACTCAAAGAAGAAGAACAATAATCCTTTGTCACTCGACCAATCGGACCAAATTTACATTCTTAAGAATTTCCAGGATAATATGTTGAATAATATTGTACTTAGGGGTGTTAAGGGATTATCGAAAGTATTGCTTCGTAAGATTACGGATTCAGTTATTAAAGTAGATAGTGCATATACCAAGAAGGAGACATGGGTACTTGATACAACTGGAACAAACTTGATTACCGCTTTGTCGCTTGACTATATTGATGTTACTCGAACAATTAGCAATGATATTCAGGAGATTTATAATGTATTGGGAATAGAAGCAGCTCGTGTTGCTATCTATAATGAACTGTCTGAGGTGTTGGAGTTTGATAATACATATATTAACTACCACCATTTGATTATGTTGGCGGATAGAATGACAGCAAGCGCAAAGATGGTTTCTATATTTCGCCACGGAATTAATAATGATGATATTGGCCCTATTGCTAAAGCATCGTTTGAGGAGACGCCAGAGATGTTCTTGAAAGCAGCTAGACATGCTGAACTAGATGAGATGCGTGGTGTATCTGCGAATGTAATGTGCGGACAGGAAGGTTATTTTGGAACAAGTAGTTTTCAAGTACTGCTTGATATGAATAAGATGATTAAGTTTGGCGGAGAATCAAAATATAATATTACAAATGCAAATGATGAAATTGATAAAGCATTTGAAATGGAGAATCCCGACGATGTATGCTCTATTGGAAACCTGTCGATGAATGTTACTGTCTCTAGTATCAAGAAAGAAAATCTTGGAAACGTAAAGATGAACTATAATATTGGGTTTTAATTATAACTGCGATGTTATATTCGTAATGTAATAATGTAACTAGGAATGTAAAATATTATTTTTTTATAAATACAATATTTTACTACACATTTGTATAATTTATATAATTTATATAATTTTTATAATTTTATTATGGTGATTTATCTTCTCCATGTTCTTCCTGTATATCAGACAAACCAGTACTTTCGTCGATATTTTGTTGCTGAGGTGGTAAAACTTTTGCTCCAAATAATGGAAGTTTTGACGCGTCAATACTTATTTTTTTTGCTTTTGTTTTTGCTTTTGTTTTTTTAACAGGTTCCACAGAAACAGATTCTTGTTCTTTTGGTGGAAGTAATAATGAAGATGTATTTATACTTATTCCTTTCCCTTTTACTCTTGGTTTTCGTTTTTGTTCACTAGGTCCTAGTTTTGAAGCTTCTACAGGAGGAACCGCCAAAGATTTAAACATTAGAGATGGTATATTAATTGTCTTTCTTGGTTTTTTATGTACTCTTGTTTTTTTACCAAGTAACTCGCCTAAATCCTCTTCTTGGGTATCCAAAGATACACCTGTCCCGACGGATGACGAGTCATCGCTCTTTCCTTTTTTGGAAGGTGGTTTAAAATCTTGAATAAATTGCATAATACTATTTTTATATCTTACTGATTCTTTCATTTGTGAACTTTCGTCATCTTCGCTATTAGGTGGTTCATCGGGGTTTATGTACTGCGTTGACTGTTGTTGAATAACCGTAGATTGGAATCCATGAGTAAGAATATTCAAGGATATATAGTATTCATTATCACTAGTTAGAGTGGTCAGCCCGCTCATTTCACTTTCTGGTCCTTTTCTAAAAATAATACTATATGATGGAACAACGTTGGATTTAATAGCTGGCGCAATAATAAAATAATACCCCTGTACATTTGCTAATTTTTCGCTAGTAATAGGGCGCGCCGATTCTCCCATAAATGGTAAGTCTTCGTCGCTATCTTCTTTTTCTTTGCCTTCCTTTTCGCCTTCTTCTGTTGCTTTTTCTGACGAACCTTCTTCAAAATATGTTGTAAGAATAGAATATTCGTCTTTCGTTTCAAGGAGAGCTTTATTTGGGTAGTATAAAATAATAATGGGTATTTTGTAATAAGTTGCTAAAATCCAAATATCTAGGCGCGTTAAATGATATGATTCAAAGAAGGGCAATGTTTCAATAAAGTTATCATCTTCATTTGCTGTGAATTTTATTCTATATTCGTCAGATATTGATTCCATACCATAGTATTTTAAAAGCTTCGCGAACCGGTCTTTTATACCTTCTGTATATTGTTTATCAATTGTATCTATGTAAAACTGCGCAATAACAACTTTAAGATGATTGATAGTAATAGTTTCTAGTCTTTTATAATTTCTTCTTTTAGCTTCAAGTTTCAAAATAAATAATATAATTTCAAAAGAACACCTTGGAGAGTTTGAGTTAAACTTTAACATTTCTAGTTGTCTTGTTTGTTTTGAACTAAAGTATTTGCGATACTCTTGTGTTAAGAATATTTTTTCAGTTGTACATTTCACATGCTGAGATGAAGGTGTATCATATATGCTTTCATATAGTTCTGTTAATAAAGGTTCAGCTGTATCGTATGTGTTAAAGTTAGCATATTCATTTTCAGGTACAGGTTCTAAATTATCCAGATAGTCTTCACTAAGCATAGTTTGCGATAATATAATTTCATCTTCTCGTAAATTGTATTTTACATTTATTAGAGGAAATATGTTACGGTCGAACATAAATGCGCGTATTCTATTATATCGTAGAATCTCATCGGCCATTCTAGCAATATACATTACCTCATTATTTTGGGATGGATTTAGGAGGTTAACTTTGGGTATAACCAGCTTACAACGTCCCTCTTTGTCAGTTTCTTTTATACAATATTTTGTTTCACTGCATGTATTTGGATTTTTATTAGTTACACAAGATGTAGTTATTTCACTCATACTTTTTAGTAGTTCTTCTGTATAGTGGCTAGCACTAAAACTTATATAGTTTGATACGAGTCGCCTTATAAGTGTTTGTAAGTTGCTTAGTTTAATCAAATATAACATATCATTGCGTTTAATGATTGACAATATCGACTCTTTTGTCTCTACATTTTCGAATTTATGTAACAAAATTCGCACTATAGTTCTAAATACATTATAGAAATTATTCTCTAGATATATGTATTTTACATACTTTTCTCTATCAGGGTCATCTTTAAGTCTCGTGTTAATTTCCGTATCTGCGATATTATAGTCACTAGCATTTATAACCGGTATATTAAATATACCATCTGTCCTTTTGCTCTCCGATTCATCAATCGAAACGGAAATAAATTGATCAGTTTCAGTAATAATACCTGCAATCTTTCCATCATCTATTACTTTAAATCTGGGCAAACAAGGTATTTTAATTTTACCATGAACATAGTGAAGAAATGTAACAGTTACCTCATATGGTCGCCATAAAGACTCATCATCGATATAATTTATTTGTGGGATTGTTTTATCCATTGGCGAAGGTTCGCACATTACGATACCCGAAAATGTGTTGTCGAGTTCTTCGTCTTCTTTTTCAATGAAAATTCCGATTACTCTTCCATCATAGTTTAAAATCTGATTTAATATAGTGAATCCACCTCTTGTTACTTTTTCTTTTAGTTCATATAAGTGTATATTTCGTGAAAACTCATATAATCTTGGAAACTTCTTTGATGCATTAGCTGTTCCTTCGCGAGGAATACTATTATATGGTTTACATTGTCCGTCATATGCATTTTTAATATTTGTTATTATTTTTTTAAGTACAGGAGGTAAAGCAGCTTCTTTAACTTCAACGCCGCTTTGGTTAACATATTTGCGAATTGCAGTACTTTTAATATTAAAAAGACATGTAAACTTACGCGGTTTTAACTCGCGGATTTCGTATATAGGTTCAAAAATATTTGTTTCTTTAACAGTTCTTTTTATTAATATAGCTGTTTCTCTATTACTGTCAAAGAATCCATTAGAATAATGATTTGTAGGACACAGTACTTCGATATTATTTGTTATATCTCTATTTGATATTTGTAATATAATAAGATTTAAACCATTTTTGAATAGTTTGGGATTTGGGGTGCTTATAATATCCCATAAATACTGATAATCAATATATATAGTTTTACTATTTATATATTTTTTAAAATTTTCGAATGAGCATACGACTTTTTTAAAGAAAATGAACTGAGCATCTGTGTTTGACATTTTTGTTATTGATTTAAAAATAGCCGAATCTTTATATTCGAAGTCCGGTTTTTGTAACATTAATCTAAAAACATCATCATCTACAATACATATATCTTGCAGCTGTTGTTCTGGTTGTTGTTGTGGCGTTTGTGGTTCTGGTGTTTGTGGTTGTGGCGTTTGTGGTTGTGGCGTTTGTGGTTGTGGCGTTTGTGGTTGTGATTGTTGTTGCTGTGATTTAACTTCTTCTTCTTCACTAGACTCAATATCCATGCTTTCTATAGGAAGCTCTTTGCTTGTATTTTCTGATTTTTTAGCATCAGCCTCTGAAACATAGTCTAACAAGTCTTGTTCTTCACCGGTTTCACTACCTTCGTCTTCTTCTTCGCTTGAACTACCACCACCACCTTGGTCGGTACTACTAGTACTTGTTCTTGGTGTTTCGTTTGGTGTTTCTTCGGAACGTTCTTGGGATTCTGCACCAACATTTGATTCTCTATTGCGTTCATCATCCTCTGCATCCTCTGCATCCTCTTCATCGCGCGACTTATTTGCCTTTTGTTTATAGTTGAATGTATTTACAAGTGTACCATTTTGGTATGTCATAAATGTGTCGATGTCAATTGCGTCTATAATAATTTTTTTCATTTCGGAAATAGAAACTTTATTATATTTTCCTGTAAGTTCTTCAATATATTTTGAATATATATCGGCTACCGAACCTATAAAACTTTGATTTTTATTATTTTCACCTAATTGCGCACTGGTTTGAACACCTTTTTGTAACAAACATGAAACACCTGGTTTTAAAACAGTGCTTTTTTCATTAAGAGTACATGTTTTCATACTTTGCGAAAAGAATGCTTGTAACTGTGGTAATAAGTACCCATAAACTCCTTCAGGTAGTTCGGCATTACGTTCGGGTCCTAAAATAACAAAATCTTTTTTGGGCGCGACTGTTCTCCTGGAGACGATAGCTTCTGCTGCGGCTGATTCACCTAAACTTAACTCTGATAATGGTGTTTCAGGTGGCGCGGGTGTTAGTTGCTCCTCTTCTTCTCCAACTCCAGGTCCACCTTCACCTAATACATCTACATCTTTTCCTTCTTCTGTTAACCTGGCGAGTGACTTTCTAATTGCTTCTGATGTTAACTGTGGTTCTTCCTCTTCGACCTCAGCTTCTTCCCCTGTAGTTTTACCTTTTCCACGGACACGTCTTACAGGTGCTGCTTTGAAAGCTTCATCTTTTCCTTTACAATCAAAACTTTTAGTATTGGGATTCCTTTGATTATGAACAGTTATACTTGGACATCCGCATGCTTGACGAGCCGTATTTTGTTTATCTTTAGCAAAATTTTCGCTATTAAAACAGCATGGTATGCAGTATTTACTTCCGGCATTTTCTTTGCTGTCTACGAAACCCGGAGACTGTGATTTATACTGTCCTGTTTTTTTGTCAATATGGTATTTATCTTCTGTAAATTCAAAAATATATTTACCGGCTGGAATAGTTTCTGCACCGGGTGGGATAACAACGTCGCCTTCTTTTGCTTTTATTTTTTCTACTTCTTCATGTGTTAAACTTACATTCTTTTTCAAGTCCCAATATCGTGGACATATATACCAATATTTTTTACTTTGCGATGAGCCATATTTCATGGCCCTGTCATATGAACCTGCGTGATTTTCATCAATATGTTTTTTCTCCTCATCTGTTAAAATAATTGGTTGTCTTCTTACATTCCAAGGACATGACCGCGAATACTCTTTGATATTTCCTGTTGTATTTTTTGGAAATAAAACGGGGTCAAGTGAATATAATCTTTGGAAAACAGGATTCGGGTTTGACAATTTTGCACCAGTAATGTCGCGTTCTATTGTACCTCTTTGAAATAATGTAACACCTTCTCCTGATTCTTCAGGTGCAGATGAAGCTTTAGTCTTACTAGCCAAACTTAATCCTGTAACATTAATACTCTTTTTTGGCGCTGATTTTGGTTTTGGCGCTGGTTTTGGAGTATCTTCTTTTTCTGTATCTGAACTGAATGATGGTATTTCTGCTGGAGCTACAGGTGTTCCTTCTTCACTTGAACTACCACCGCCACTTTCAATGCTACCGCCATCACTATCTCCACTCTCGTCATCACTACCGAATTCCATGTTTTCAATAACATCTCCCTCTTCTTCTTGTTCTCCTTCCCCTTCTTCTTGTTCTCCTTCACCTTCTTCCTCTCCCTCTACTTCTTCATCTCCTCTTTCATTGTCACTATTTTCACTTTCATCTCCCTTACTCTCTTCATCATCACTACCAAATTCCATATTTTCAATGACATCTCCCTCTTCTTCCCCTTTTTCACTTTCTTCTACTGGGCTTACTGCTGGTGTAACCTTTTGCTCTTCTTCTACTTTTTGTTCTATACTCTTTGAGCTAACACTTTCGCTACCGGATTCTTCTCCTTCTCCTTCTCCTTCTTCTTCGCTACTACTACCTTCGCCTTCACTTCCAAAAAAGAGATCTTCCAAATCGGCGTCATCAATCCTTTGCAAGTCTTCGGGTCTAGAAAAATTTTCAAAAACGAATGTGTCATCTACCGGATTTGTTTCGGCCATCATTGTATTATCGGTAAGAACTGATTTATCTCCATGAACAACAAACTCTTTTACTTCTTTAATTTCCGACTGTTCTTTTGAATTAAATGACTTTTTGCACAATTTTGTAATTTGTTCTCCAGATACATTAGTATTTGGTTCAGATTTCTTATAAAGAAGTAGCCTCAAAAATGAATCAACCATTTTTTCAATATGGTCCAAATAGTAAATATTGTCAATATTTTCTACATTTATTTCAAAGTTACCATTTGTTACAATTTGATATTGAATGATAGATGTGAAAAATCCCGGATGAATGTTGACTTTTATTTTAGTTTGTTTATTTAATTCTGAAAGTTGTAACTGGTCTAGTAGATTTGAAACACGTCTTACAGCTTCCGAGTACGTTAAACTTTGATAATTTTCCATTAAACCGGTAACTACGTCAGCTTGATAACTCGACTTTAGGAACTGCTGCATTATAAATGCGTCGATACTTTCCATTTCATTATAATTTGAGACACGTTTATATCTCATTATAATACGCTGACCTTCTTTGTATTCGATAACATTAAATATGCTAGATATACAGCCCATATTTTCAGGAATATTAAACTTGAAGTCGTGAGGAAGCTTGAGAAGTGTTTTGTATTTTATTTCTCTAATAATAACATTTTTCGAATAAAGACTATGAAATGTAGTCATAGAGTAACCATACTGTTCAATAAATGTTGCTACTTCTTGGATAACAGGATTCACGCTTTTCTCAATAATTTTTGTTATATTGTCGTCATTTAATGGTTGTTCTAATTTAAACGAAATAAATATACTACCGTGGTTATCAAATTCGCATTTTATCGGTATTTTATAGTCTCCAATATACTCTCCCCTCTGATATTCTTCATGTATAAAGTGTATTAAAACCATTACACGTTTTTCTTGTTGTGTTTCTTTCATTATTTTTTTAATCTCGGATTTCTTCAGATATGGAATTCTTTTACCACTTCTTGCTACTTTGTTTGCATATAACCTGTACATTTTTTCATCACGTTTATTCCTCGTTAACTTTATTAGTGGTTTTTCATCGGTTGTATGTAATATTTTGAATAGTATATCAATTGGAATATTAATAATAGAGTCTGGTTTAATTTCTAGTTCAATATAAGAAATACCCTTTTTAACGTATTTTAAGTCTTTATCTTTTTCTTTTTGATAAAATACATCATAGAATAAGTCTACGTTTTCTATAAGATCTTTATATGACTTGTCGTTTATTAATTCGGATGTAGATTGTTCCAATTCACGTCGGTTACTTTCTAAAGCACTAATCGTGGTGTATTCTTTTTCGGCCAAATATGGATAATATATTTGTATCATTGTATCAGATGTTAGTGGGTCTAGATTTTCTTGGTCTGCTTGGCTATTAAACGATTCAACATATTCTAATACATCGCTAGCAAGACATACAAATATAGTATTACAAATAATTGGTTGATAGTCTAACAATATTGTTTTATTTGTTGTTGAAATGATATTTTTTGCTTTGTCTTTTAAAAATTTATCTATTTCGACCACATTAAATGGGTTAATAGTAAATGTATATTCTGATTGATTGTAAGTTAGTTTTTGTCCAATAGGAATATCTTCGATTAAAGGAATAATAGACTCTTCTATAATCTCTTCCTCTTCTTCCTCTTCCTGTTCGCCTGAGCCTTCGCTATCCCCGGTATCTTTTTCTTTTTTATATCTAAAGAAAAGCTCCATAATGTCTTCGTATGTATATACATCTTTTAATTCGTCTTTACTTGTTCTTAAAATGAGTTCACATTCTTGTTTGAGGTTCCATCTATGAGAATTTGTTAAAAAATTAATAAGAGACATCCTTGTTATTGTAGATGTATCATTATTTGATAACTTATTATATAACTGCGTAGGTGTGTATTCGATTCCTCGTTTAGAAAAAATATATAACTCATCAAATGATGGTGAATTTTCTATTTTCATGTTTGAAATGATTTTTTTCTTTACTGTCTCGATAGTATCATCTCCATAGAGTCTATCAAACGAGAATTCTACATTTATATTATATGCATTAATATTTTCTAATTCTGTGTTACTAAATATATCATTAAAATATACATATTCTTCTTCGCCTTTTTTTTGTTCACTTTCGCTGCTATCTTTTGACTTAATTATTTTTTCTATATATGACGTAAATTTTTCTTTTAGTTCTTCTACTGATATATCCCAGGTTTGTTTTGTTACTGGGTTTGTCCTTCCGTAAAAAACGATAATCTTTGTAGGGATTTGGTCGCCATCTATATTTGTATTATTTATATAACTTAATTTATATATATCTTTTTTAATTCTATCATCCATGTGTACAATATATATATATTAGAGAATATGTTTATATATTAGAGAATATGTTTATATATTAGAGAATACATTAATTATATAATATATAAATGAAACTAAAGTTAATTGTAGCAATGTGTAAAACTGGTGGAATTGGTTATCGTAATAAAATACCGTGGAATATTAAAAAAGACTTGCTTTATTTTTCGAATAAAACAACAGGGGAGTACGGAAAGTATATGAGAAACATTAAAAATTCGACTACAAATACAAGCGTAGCTCTTGATAAAGATTTAAAAAAGAATGCTATTATAATGGGTAAAAATACGTGGTTATCTTTGCCGAAATATCCAGACCCACTTAAAAATAGGGATAATATTATTTTATCTACATCTATTCCTGAAAGCATAGTATGTAATTCCGATTTTGATTTAATTATTCATTTTTCATCAATCTCTCGCATCATGAGTTTTTGCATCTCACCAGGGCACGTCCCAATAGTTGAGAATACGAGATACGAATGGTTAGAAAAATATGAGGAGAATGAGAAGTGTGAGATTAATCGAAATTCGATTGTTAAAAAATACAATTCATTATATGATGAAATTTGGATAATTGGTGGAACACAGATATATAATATTTTTGTGAGTGAGAATATGAGAAAAAATAACAATGAGAAAAATAATAACATATTAATAAATGAATTTGCTATTACATATATTGATAAATATTACGAGTGTGATACATTTTTTCCGATGATAGAAAATATGAATCTTTATTATATTACTTCATTTTCAAGGTGTGAAAACATTGATGACAATACGGGTCTATATGTACCAGTGTACTATATTGTATTCACTTTAATTGATTGTGAAAATAGTGAACATATACAAAAAAAATATGTAGAATGCGGAGGGGATATAGGTAGGTATTACTATTACATGATAAAAGATGATAAGTGCGATTATATAACAAATGATAATATCGAATTATTTATGTGGTGTGTTACAAAGTGTTAAACTGTAAATACTCTATTAGGTACACAACTTCCGCAATCTTTTTTTTCGTCATCAGCCGAACATTTTGGAGACGCAGACAACTGTTGGGCAAGTTCTGGTTTATTTTTCAAATTTTCGTCAAATTTTTTATTATCGCATACCCAAGGACATTCATATATTTTGTTATTACTTTCGTCTCTTTTTTGCTCGCATTTTGTTTTATTTACGTTGTCGAGTCTAACACATCCTCTTAAACATTTGTTTTGAAAAAAACCTGAAAATGCGTTGAGTAAATTTGAAAGTTTTGTTTCGGAATTAGCTAAACCTTCTATTACCGAAGTTTGAATAGTGTTAACATATACTTGATATAGTAATACACCAACACCTAGTGTAAATATTAATAAAAATATAAAGTATTTACTTTTAAATAATTTTAAACTATTTTTGTTAAGTTTCATAATATTATATATATAACGTCTATAAAATCTATATATAATATATTAATTCGATATTTGGTATAGTAATTATTTTTTATACAATGGGCTTTCATTTATTATCATACCGCAGTAAGAAATTGGGTGTTTTGCGTAGTCAACTGCGGTATACACGTGACACCGAACCGCATTTTCAAGAAGGAATTTAAAGTTGCTCCAAAATTCTTCTTTGTGTCCGATGCTTTCTGACATTGTATGTGAAAGTTCATGTATAGCTACAAATGTGAGCGTATTTTCATCAATTAGTATGTCTCCTGTTTTTGTAGTATTTAAACAGAAAGCTATTTTTTCGCCTTTATTCTCGCTATATGCTGTATGTTCACTATCTGGTTCATTTTCTATGATAGTTTGAGGGTTGAAATTTTTTACAAGGCGTTGTACATTTTCATACGTTGGGTATGTTTTCTGCATAAAACCGACAAGTTTTTTCATTTTTTGCGTAACTGTTGCTAATAAATCAGCGGCCATTTCAAGCTTAAGTCTTTCACGAACGCAGTATTTATTCCCATCTACACTAGAAGTAATACATTTCAAATTTGACATATCTGAACCAAAATATACTTTAATACATATGATAATAATAAGAGCAGATAAAATATATCCCATTATAGTTATTTCCATAGTATGGTAATAATAATATATATTATATAAATAATAAATAATAATAGTATTGGTATTATTATTTAACTAAAGATGCAAAAGATTAAACTGTATATAAACTTTTTATATATTTACTGAGGACCGCAACCAACTTCAAGGGGCTGACGGAAGGCATCAGGCTCGATGGTGGTGTTATTCCATGGGCTGACAATCAGTTGAGGGTTGGGAGGCTCAGAGCGAATCTGTTGGTTGGCGTTTCTGAGAGTGCTGCCGATAGTATCGATACCAATCAAGTATCCGGCATTTAAAAAGTTAACACCCATGAAGTCACCACTACCCATAGGCTTCAATCCCCAGCCGCTATTATTGTCATTAGGGAGAAGGTCTGAAGGGGTGTTCATGCTTTGAGAATTGCAGTTTGAAGGCATACCAGCCATATTACCGTCACCGGAGTTTACAGGAGCGTAGTCAACGTAGAATGTTCCATCGTTAGCACCGGTAGGGTTACCACCTCTAGAATTAGAATTGGGAGCGCCTGAAGAATTTTGGGAGGAGCCACGCTTGTTGTTGGTTTCATAGTTTTCGGGATAGAAATTCTTATTCGATGAATAGTTATAAATAACATAAATAAGAACAAGTCCGCCTAAAAGTAAAAGAACGTGATGTGCCTTGAAAGTTTTCTGTAAATCTTTGAGCATCGTTATATAAAATAAAAGATAAAATATTTTTATAATTTTAATATTAATTACCAAATATAAATTATACGCCTTAAGTAATTAAATAAAATTAACTAAACTATCCAAAGTTTGCTCGATTTATAAAATATTAAATTTGTATTTTATTAAAAATATAAGTTTAATTTATAATATTTCTTAATGATTGGTATTTTATGGTTAAAGGTTATATATAAATTATAACCATTAATCTGATTCAAATTCTTCTTCAGTATCTGAATTTTCAGAACTTGAAGAATTACTAAAATCAGAATCGGAATCATCCAGCATGTATGTTTTCTTAATTTTTTTTACTTCTAAATAAGCATCAAAAGCTAATTTTCTTGCCGTTCTTGCTTTTTCTTTTGCTACGCTATATATTTCATAATAAATATCGTTTGGTTTTTTTAGTTTAAGATTTTCATCATTTTTTATTTCTAAATCTGCTTCTGTTAGTTCTGTAAGTTCATTAAGTTCTAAAGATTCTATTTTTTCTAAATTATTTGCGCCATTTTTTATATTAGTGTCGTTTAATGAATTATTTTTTAATAGAGAGTTATTCATATTTGTATTACCAGTATTAACTGCATCAGTGGTCTCACTTTTATTTTTATCATGATTAATATCTATATCCTTGAGATTATCGTGAGCAATATCAGAATCATCGTTATGATCATCATCGTTATCATCATCAATATTATCTTGATTTTCTAAATTAAATTTAATATTACTTTTAGCATTTAATATTTTTTCTAAATTATTTTCTGTATGAGGTTCTATGCGGGGTAATGATTCTTGTGTTTGCTCTTGCAACTGCGGAGTATCATTATCGGGAGTTGTGTGTATCGTTTGAGATACACCAGATATTTCTAATGAGATGGCTGCGTGTTCTGGTGCGTGTTCTGGTGCAGGTGCAGGTGCAGGTGCAGGTGCGGTGGAAGGGGGAAGTATATTTTTTTTAATAACACATGATTGGAAAACTGGTTTATTTGACATGATAAGAGCCTGTCGTAAAATAATTTCGAATTGGAAACTTTTAGATGTAAATTTAATCCCTTGTATTTCTAAAACTGTTATTAAATCATTTTCGGGTTTTATATCATCTAGGGTTAATTTATTTTCACTTTCATCGAATACGAAACATGTAGGCATTTTTACAAGATTTTTAGAGGGTGCTATATTAGCTCTCAGTAAATAGTATTTGCCTGCTTTATATGGGCGTAGAGTAGCAGTAAAAGCATTTTCTATATCATTTTGGTCAATATCGTTTGTAAACCATGAATTCTTTTTTTCGTGAATTTTTTCTACACATGATTTTTCTAAATTTTCCATAAATTCTATAAATTTAGAATCGTCTACTGAGAACATGAGGTCAATATATGATTTTTTACCAGAGGAAGAAACTATACCCTGTTTGGAAATACATTTAGGCGTTTGTACATAAAGTATGTCATTGTTTATATTCAACTTCGTAAAGAAAGAACCACCTTGCAATGACTCGGGATGAGTTAAAATAAATTTACTAAAATCAAAAGTATCATAAACAGTACATATATTCGAAGTAGAATTAATATCCATTTAATGCTTAAGGAGAAAATATAGATAATAATAACACGCAAAAATTATATAATAATTATGTTTTTATAAATTAATTAAGAATATTTATATTTAAAAACTTTGAAATAAATAAAATGAAAGAGCCAAAGGATATGAAAGACAAAATTACCGAGTATTGTTTAGAATTTATTAAAAAAGATGAAGTTAAAAAAGAGTTAAAAAATTTATTTAAACCAGTTATTAACTTAATATTAGAAGAAATATATCCATATATTTACTTGTCATTACTTCTAGTTGTAATTAGTTTTTTTCTAGTTTTAGGAATATTTATTATGTTAATTAAAAGTCACAAAAGTATTTAATATACAACCATTATCTAAATAATTATTTTTTCTAATTAGATAATATAAGATATGAGAAGAACAAAAAATTGTCGTAGAGGTAAAAAAGGCGGAATGGCTCCATTACAAAGCGGTCCTTATCCTGGTAGTGGTGGTGGGCAATGGTCAACTTCTGTTGGAGGTAACTCTGTTGCAGCAGCAGCAAACGCATACAAACCCTTTCTTTCACAGTTTGCGACCGAATCGGGTGGTGCAGGAGCAAACCCTGCTTTAGCTAGAGAACTTGCGGCAGGTTATGCTATGAACGGTCCAGGTCAATCAGGTGGTGGTTCTCGGCGCCATAAGCGTGGTAAAAGACATGGTTCTAAAAGAATGCGTATGAGTCAGAGACAAGCACAGGGTCAATCCCAATCACAGGGTCAATCACAGTCGCAGAGTCAGGGACAATCTGGTGGTATGTTTGCAACATTTGGTGCTCTTTTAAAAGAAGCTCTTGTCCCCCTTGGGTTGTTAGCAGCACAGCAAGCATACGGAAAGAGTTATGATAAGAAACGTAGAAGTTCTAAAAACTATACTAGAAAACGTAGAGGAGGAGCACTACGGCAATTAGGACTCTAAATATGTAAAATAATATTTAAAAATAATATTTAAAAATAATATTTAAAAATAATATTTAAAAATAATATTTAAAATAGTTTAGATATTATTTATTATACTATAATAGACATTTATAATAATAACAATGAATAAACCTCCCACCGTGAGTATGAGTACTACTACGAATCATTTAGAAAAAACAATTCAAAACTGGGTTGAATTGGATAATGAGTTGAAAAAAATAAATGAAAAAGCAAAAGATATAAGAACACGCAAGAACGATATAGAAGATAAATTAATGACTTATGTTGAAGACAATAATATGAACAATAGTGTCGTAAATATAACAGATGGTAAGATTAAGTTTTGTGAGACCAAGCAGACATCACCACTCACATTGGGATTTTTGGAAAAGTGCTTAGGCGAGGTTATTGCAAACCAGAGCCAAGTAAAACAAATTGTAGACTATATTAAAAGTAAACGCGAAACAAAAATGGTTCCAGAAATTAAAAGATATTATAATTAATTACAAATATCAAATATCAAATATCAAATATCAAATATCAAATATTAAATATCAAATATTAAATATGACAACAAATAGTTTAAAACATTTTAACTAATTTATATACATAATATAGGTAGTATATTATATGAGTGAATATCAATCAGGAGGAGGAGATAAAAGCAACGAGTTGAAAATATTTCCTTTGCGTAATGAAGACCTTGTTTTTAGTAAAAATCGCGATGGAGTACTAAGCTGCGGATATAAAGTAAGTAACGCTCTTCTGAATGCTACACTTGGTATGCCTATGTCTGGTGGTGGTGGTGGTGGTGGCGGCGTCGGCAAAGATGCAAAAAAAGAGTCGGGTAAACATAAAGCAAATGAACATGAAATAAAGAGCGCAAAAATAATGGAAGATTTAGTTGTTCCATCTAGCTTATATTATGGTAAACCGGTTAATAATCATAAAGTATTCAACTACAAAAAAGGTAAAAGAGACAAGGATAAAAAAAGCAGGGACTCTTCTAGTGATAATGAGAGCGACGATAATGTTATCGAAGAGTCATTATATGATAAGTTATTATCTTTAGTCAGTGCCGATAATAAAATGAAGTATGATAAAAAAACAAGAAAAAACTCAGAAAATCGTAATAAGATAAATATAAAGAAAGATAAGAAAAGTACACCAGATGCTGAAACTAAAGAAAATAAAAAAAATAAAAATAAGAAAACTAAAAAAGTGAGGTTTAATTTAGAATAAATATATCATGGGTTATAATATAAAATTGAAACTAAATATTATATTATAACAAACATATACATTATAACATATATACACATTATAACATATCAAATACTACACACCAATGGACTACACGACCAAATCACAGAAAGAGTTGAAAGACCTTTGCAAACAGCTAAAAATAACCGGTTATAGTAATAAGAATAAAGAAGACCTTATCAAGTTATTACAACCATGTATTAATTCTAATACCACTTCAGAAACGCAGCCAATAGAGCCACTAGAGCCATTAGAGCCATTGCAGCCCTCCCAAACAATAGAACCATCGTCGGGTTCACCAGTTACTATAAACAGTAATGTATCATATTTTAATACTGACATTTTAAAATTTACTACAGCGAATAAGTTTGACCTAATATATTTAGACCCACCCTATGAAACAAACAGAACATTTACTGTGAATAGTTTAGATGATGACACAGGATTTGATGATGTATGGGAAGAAGATAAGTATGTAGAATGGCTAGATAAGTTGGTTGTACATTTATCGCCTATGCTAACACCGAATGGAACTTTGGTATTCCATATATCATCTGAAAATAGTTTCATTGCAGAAAGCATATTGAGAAAACACTTTAAAAAAATACAAAAAATATACTGGAAACGGTGTCACGGAAAGAATACTGTAAAAAATAAATTAGGCGAAATGATGGATGTGTTGTTTGCTTGTAGTAACAATAACAATATATTCAACATGATGTATATTCCGATAGATGATAATAGTGCATGGGCATTTAAGAACAAAGATGATAGAGGAGAATATAGTTTAGGGGCATTGAAACATGATAGAACGCGGGTCGGGCATTTATATTCTATTGTAAACAATGGTGTCACATATCAAAATAAATATGGATGGAAACAAAAAAAAGAAGACGTTGAAAAGTTAATTGAAGAAAACAGGATTCACTTTGTTCCTAGTCAGCAAAATATGTATGTTAAAATATACAAGCACGAACACAAAGGTGTACCCTTGTCAAACTTATGGAATGATATTCATTCAATTACACGGACATCAAAGGATCCACGACTCTATCCAACTCAAAAACCTCAAAAGTTGCTGGAACGAATAATTAAAATATACTCAAATGAAAACAGTTATGTATTAGACCCTGTATGTGGATCTGGTACAACAGGATTTGTCGCCGATAAGTTAAATAGAAAATGTATTCTTTGCGATATTAATAAAGACACATTAGATATTATAGTAAAAAGGTTTGAAGACGCTGTTTATAATATATAATTTATACACTTACTTACTGAATTTTACGCTCTTTGCAGTATTCTCTAAATTTTTTAACAGCGCGCTGCGTATCACGTCTCAGGTTATATTTTTCGCAATATTTTTTATACACTTCCAATAACTCACTGTCTGTTAATTTGCTTCTTTCTAGTATATCTCTATGTACACACTGACTTAGTACAATCTTTAAGTTGTTCATATCTGTTGCTTCGGTTAAAGATGATCGGTATCTTGAACATAACATTTCAGGATTTATATTTTCAATACTTCCGAAATGCATAATATCATTCGACTTTTCTAAATTTTCAGTTGAACTAAGCAACTGATGATTTATTTGTTCATTTGACCCCCCGAGCGATAACGGAAATATATGGTCATCGTGCTGTTCTTTATCCTTCTTATCGTATTTATAATTTCCGTCAGGCATATATATAATCCACCTGTCTCCAACAGAAGAACCATACTCATATGTACATATTTTGCATGTGTTGTGAAATCCGCATTCCATGCTTATTGACAAGTTAAAATCCGATAGTGTTTTATCATTTTTACACCTAGAACATTTTTTTGTATTTTTACCATATTTGGTAACATATAGTTGATAAATTTCTTCAGGAGTTTTGTCCTTTTTTGCTTCTTTCTCTCTAGTTATTCTCGCTTTTCTACGACGATTTGAGCATACCCTACAGAATCCCTGTAATCCATCCCCTTTTGATATTTTAACAGTTTTGTCCTCTTCATTTATAGTAGCACCATTTAATTCAAAATCTCTGATCGGAACGTCAACACAGCCTTCATGTGTCACGCCCGTGTTACTTCCATGAGTGTGCCCGAAGTTACACTTCTTAGTTGGACCGATTCTTTTTTCAATTTCATCATATATTATTGCGTGGTCTTTTGTAATATTCTTGCCCAACGCGGTACTAACGACGCGTTGTTTGCTTACTGTAGTATTGTTCTCAGTTGTAGTATCAGGTGTGTTCATTTGGATAATATTTATTTGCGTTACCATATACTTAACTATTTATATTGATTTCAATTATATTATTGTGATATTATTGTGATATTATTGTGATATTATTGTGATATTATTGTGATAGTATTGTGATAGTATTGTGATAGTATTGTGATGATATTATTATGATATAAATACTATCATAATCATAATAATAAAAGATTTAACAGTTTAGCCAGTCTTTTGTAAGTGTAATATTTACACTTTCTAAAGCACCTTCTACCCAACCCTGGTGAATACTAATTAACTCGCCTACAATAAGAATATTTTTATCTGGTCGTTGTGCAACTTTTATAAATTCTTGTCTATTTTTAAAGTTAGAACTAAGTGGCGTATAATAGTGAGTACCATTTTTCCAGTAAAAGTCTTTTATACTTTCTATATGTAACTTACCTTCTAACTCAAGTGATTTTTCTAGTAAATTGTTTATTATCTTTCTATTTTTTTCATTATTTTTAAAATATTTTTTAAAAAATTCAGCGTCATTATTGTCGCTATATACTACCATGTAAACCCCTTTATCCGGATCCATGGGTATAACTTTTTGCATAGGACCATTTATTACAGTAACGCCTTGAATCTTTTCTTTAAGATATGGAATAGAGTCTTTCGAAAATTTTGCATATAAACGTAAAAATGGTTGTCCTTTAATTTGATAATATAAACTAGGATTTGGTGATATATTGTGAATTAGGTTTGTTACAGCATCGATATCGGTAGCAATAATAACCTTTTCGCAGTAGTATTTAGTATTTTTAGTATTTTTCATATTTTTACTATTATTTTTTGTTGAAATTTCAAAGTAGTTGTCCTCTTTATATATTTTTGTAACTTCTGTATCGTTGATAATATTTTTACCCAAAGAGACAACTATCTTGTCTACTAAAGTTTTCCATGGAACAGAAAATCCAACCCATTTATTATAGTTATCGTCAAATTCATAATGATAAAATACATCATAGACATCTTCCTTTTCATAATCAGAATAACCTGAACATACAACGAAATGATTATATGCATCTTCACCTAAAATATTTTTAGCATATTGTTTAAATGTTTCATGGTTTTTTGTAACTTTATTTTTATTTTCTTTGTCATATAATTTTTTTAAGTATGTAAATGTAGATTTTACTTCACATGGAGGATGTATTGAAGTAGAATATTTATGTTGTGTTTCAAAAAAATTAATAGGTATTTTAAAATCTTTCATAAGCTGTAGTAATAACTTATCTTTATTTTTTCTTCCTATTCCTGCACCAGTTACCACATCGGCATTTTCGAAACTAACGTCATACGATCTTCCACCATATAGTTCATCCCTTTCTATAACCAAAAATGATAAGTCGGGGCATAATTTTTTAACCTTTAATGCTGCATATAACCCCGACATACCAGAACCAATAATAATAACGTCATAGTAAGAAGACATACTTTTATTATATAATATGTTTTTATTTATATTATATAATATTTTTACACTATTATTATACTATTATTATACTATTCGTATATTGGTAGTGTTATGATTACCCTAAAATACTCCAACTGTTTTTATTAAAAGGTGAAAGCAGTATTTCAGGGACACGTTTCTTCCAGTAGTCCAGTTTCTTTTGTAGTTCCAAGTCTTTCATACTTACGGGGTATATGGGTGTGTTCTTCATATTACTCTGTTCTGCAGGAGTTATAATCGGTTTAAAGCCGTAACAGTTTATACCGAAACGAGCATTTGGATTATCTATTTTACCGCCGTTTATACCAGGTCTTCCGCAGTCATTTTCGTGTCCTTCGATGCCTTGTAACTTATCCCATGTTTTTTGTTGTGTTGGGAAAAGTACCATTTGTCCATCAGACCATCCATAGTTACACCATTCGGCACCTTTACTGTAAGCATCTTCTACTTGATTATATGATGCTAGTTTTCCTCCATAAGCTTGACATATTGCTTTTGAGTCATCGTACGTGTAGTTATTGCTTGGGATATTATATACTTCTTTTTTTAGTTTTAATTCTGGTACTACATTTTCACTAGGAGGTTCCTGAATACTAAGGTCTATTTTTGGTTTATCAGTAAAAATATCTTTAATAGATGCAGTAAAGTTAACGTTGAAAAAATATTGAAACCCATTTATAATGATAAGAATAATAAAAATACTCCATAGTATTACTTCCAATGTTCTCTTTCCAGTTGATTCACCGACACCGGAACCAGAACCAGAACCTGGTGAACTTCCTACACCACTTCCATTTGCTCCGTTTCCTTTTCCTAAAGATGAAAATAAAACATAGTATAAAATAGTTATAACAACAAAAGCAAGTAAAATAATAATACGCGTTGTTGCACTAGATGAGTCTAAATTTCTCTTGCCTTCGGTTGCTAACTGAGTTATATATGTTACTGGATTTCCTTCTATCCCGGTTAATGAATTATAACTTATACTCATTTATTATATTTATTCTATATATATAATTCAAGTAATTTTTTTTTTTCGATAAAACAGACAATATGGCGTATTTCCACTAATTATATTATCATTAACTAAAATTTCAGTTACTTGTGTATCATTAAAATTATACCATTTCCCATTAGAGGTTCTTATTGTAGCACTATAATGCCCGCCATCAATTTGTCCATGGTGGTTACAAATCGCATACAGGTCATATATGTATGTTTCTTTCGCATATCCTTCTACATATTTTGAAAAGTCGACATTGTTAATTGGAATATCAATAAACTGTTGATTTTTTTTACTTTTTCCATTCATAGAAGTTATAAATCGCTTAATATCGATTATCATTATATTCGGAAGACTCCAAAACAATAATCTTTTATTGACATTCTGTTTTTTATTCTCTTTTTCATTAAACCATGCATTATCTCCTTCTAGTAACTCGCATTCACATTGTTTATTAAAACAGTCAAAAAGTGTTACATTTTTATCTGTATTTCTTATATTTACTTCTTCTTTTGATGGTATTGGGATATGTATCAACATGTATGGTTCAGGGCGTAAACTCAGGTAGTTTACGTCTTCTGAATTATACTGTGAACTATTTTGTGAAGCGGGTGTTAATACTGACACATGTATTCCAAAAAATATATTTAAAAATTCTGAATAGTCTTTTGTATATTGAGTTTTCATCATTTCATAACACGCCTTCCCCATTTCATCTTTTTTTGTTTTTATATTTCCCTTAATGTCCATAATAACTTCTCGTGTTAATGCACTATGAAATGAATCGAACAAAAATAATAAAAACTCTGGTAAATCATTTTGAGACCATCCTGTAAATAAATCACGATTTGTAATTTTTGCAACACGTTGTATCGTATTTATAAAACGTCCAGGAGAAATAACACAGTTTTGACTCCACATCAATTTGCGAAGGTCATCCCATTCTACTAAAAGAACAGACTCCGGTTTATTATTTAAATGTTTCTTATATTCTCCATCTCCCTTTGATAAAAAATCATTTAACTCGTATGTATGCGATAGACACTGTATACATGCATTTATAAAACATGTATTCCCTAAATTTGCTACACCAGTTATGCCCTTGTCATTATATTCAGTAAATCTATTTTGTGATTGTGATTGTGATTGTGATTTTTCTTCTGTCATGTTAAGTGTTCAGGTAATAGATAAAGTTATGTTTAAGTAATTGAGGTATATATTATTAAAGTGAGTAGTATTTAATATTTAAACACATTTATTATTTAAACGTATTTAATATAGTTAATTATATAACAACCGAATGTCTGATAGCGAAGAAGGAAATAATATAAACAATACAACTAATATATCTTTTGATAGTCGACTAAGAGGCTATAGTCGGAGACATTCTTACTATGACAATGCTTTTAATATGGATTTCGAATATGGTTATCTCGACTTAATGCGGGGTTACGGAACATTTGTTTCGAGAACACATGAAATGTATGCAAATATGGAAACATGTATATCAAGTATGATTGAAGTGCAAAATGAAAGAAGGTTGTCGGTGAATAGAAGACGAGAACGTGCGCGAAATAATCGACGGGTACACGAACAGCAGCACTTAGTTTTTGATAATGATGATTCTCATGATTCTCACGATTCTCGTGATGCGTCTAATGATGGTGTAGTAGATAACTCAGGCAATGAGGTTAGAACGAATCGACCTCGTTCTTCTCCTAGTACTAGAGAAGAAAGAGATTCGAGAGATTCGAGAGATTCGATAGAAATGAATAATAATTCAAGAACCACAACAGGAACTGGTGAAGGAACCGGCGCAGGTGCAGGAACAGGTGCAGGAACAGGTGCAGGTGCAACAAGAAGACAACTATTTGATATAGGTAGTGTTATTTATTCTATACCTAGAACAGTTTTATTAAATCCTAATACCGAACCTGCAACATTGAATAGAAGAAGAAGAAGAAGTGGAGGATTAACTATTTCAGAAATAGAAGAAAATACTGAAATAATGATGTATAGTTCTATTCCTTCCAACTATATTTTAAATACAGAATGTCCTATTACAAGAGAAACTTTTACACCTGAATCGGTAGTGTTAACTTTGAAACAATGTAAACACTGTTTTGTACCTTTCCGAATGATGACGTGGCTAGAAACACATTCTACATGTCCGTTGTGTAGGGCCAACGTTATAAGAGTAGAAACACCTGAAACAAATACCGCTACCAATGAAACCACTAATACTAATACTACTACTACTACTAATACTAATACTACTACTACTACTAATACTAATACTAATAATGAAAATGATACAAATGTTGAAACCAATAACTCCGATAATATTAGTATATCTAATATATTTAATAATCTTCTTCAAAATAGTAACAATGATTTTAATAACTTGTCGATAGATAGTGTAAATGATAACTCAATAATGTTTTCTTTTGACTTACCGTCAGATCAAGTAAATAGGCAAAATTCAGAAAATAATCCATTTATTATTCCACAAATTGAAAGGCTTATGGCCAATACAGTATCCAGAAATATTTTTAATAATGGTACATCTTCCTATGGTGTAACGCCTTCTACGTCTAATAATAATAATAATGATAATGAACCAGATGATGAACATTATCCTGAAGTAGATTAGCATATATTTAAAATTGAACTATAAAAATTAGATAAATAGAAATACAGCAAACTATAATCCTGTTACGTACCAAATTAAATGCCCAGAAGGTCATTCTTTATGTATCCTGATAACAATGATGACCATGATGACCATGGTATTAGTGAGGGTATATTTGACTTTGGTGTATTACACAAGTTCAATTGTTACTCTATTTTGATAGGATGTACTGACTTGGTGTGGAATATAATGAAGATAATACCACAAATACTATGGTTCTTGTTTGCAGCTATATATTCGATGTTCGGTTACTACATGATGTGGGTTACTCTACACTATTCTGCTATTCACTTGTATCCCATATATTGTGCACCACTTACTATAACAGGCTTCATCTTCTCCCCGTTCATGGTTTCGGCGCCACACTGTGTTGCTATGCGATGGTTAGTTAATGAAGGTGCAAATGTAATTATCACAATGTGGGTTGCTATCGGAGCATACGCTATTCAACTAATGTTAAGAAGACCGAATAATGTATAGAAATTGTTAATATTGTCCGTTGTTATTGTAAAAATAATATACTTTGAATATATAGTATATTATTTTTATTTATTTTCTATTTGACAATATGTGGTTTAATGAATCCGATATATTAAAACATTTCAAGTCTTTTTCTCTAATAGAGTTAAAAGATTTAAATGGTTACGTCCTTCCTCATGCTGGAACAGAATATACAGGGCAAATTATTGCACATACAATGCGCTTTAAGCCTACGAAAAAGTTTTCAAAAGTATATATTCTTTTTTATCCTGCAAACTCCATCGATACCGAAAAAACAGCACATGAATATGAGGTACCCTACAAATCATGTTTGACTGTTTTCGAAAAAATATGGAAAATAAATACGCAAAATATAACATTCATACCTTATAATGTTGTAACAAAAATACTACCGAGACTTTCATCACAAGAATATAAAAAATCTCTTATAATAGTATCCGCCGACTTTTCGCATTTTCTAGATTTGCAGACAGCATACGAGGCTGAAAACTGTGCTGCAAATTCGATTCTTCATAATGCTCTCGGCGGTATCGACGATCCTAGCCCTCCCATAAAATGTACTGATATTATAGACCATCGCGATACTTTTGTGCGCTTATATTCTTTTTTACCGTCTAATGTGCATCCGGTTCTTCAATGGGTTGGACGAACACGAAGTCCAGGCAAAAAAGGAGTAGGTTATTTATCATTTTTAATACGTGATGAACATATTGTTGTGAACAGTAAACTTCCTGATGGAATGTTTGTTACATGTTATGATGCGAATATGACAGCCCGTGAGTGTCTAGGGAAATGGTTTGATGTAATAACGGGAGATATAGAAGATATAGGAGATACCAGAACTAGAGGTGTTACAGATGCGAGAGATTTGATGAAATTCAAAAATAAAAAATGGTCTAAAAAGAAAGAAGAAGAACTTATTGCAGATGTTGTTAGGGCAGGAAAAAGTATGAGCCGCCTTACTGGAGGACGTGATATAAATGTGCCGATAAAATATTGTACGGTTACTTATTTATATAGGGATACTAATACGCCACCTGAAAAATTTATACGTGGATGGAACGGACTTCTCACAAAAGCATTCTATTTACCAGATGTATTTTTAGAGAATACATTTGATAATGGGCAATGGATTAAACCAGGGGATAATGAGTGGCCACAAGATTATAATTTTAAACTTGATGATACTCTAGCCAGTCTAGACAGAAAAGCAGGTGTGCCCATCGGAACAAGTAGTCTTGGAGAAAAAAAATTATACACGAGTGCGCTTCGTTATGTTAGGGTCTAAATAAGTAACCTATGTCTTCTTGAAGAAACTCATTATATTCTGATTCCCTTTCGTCGAATTATCTATCTCTATCAAGTACTCATCAAACAGGATTTTCTTCACTTCTTTATTTCGTATATCCGCTATTTTTTTCCTTATCTTTTCGTCACTTGACTCATCCTTCAATTTATCAATCCAGCCATCAATCGATCGCTTCAATCCAGGCACTTGTCTCTTATAACTCGGAATATTCTCCAACACCAGTGCGAACACCTGCTGTATCGGTTTCATAATCTGATTCGTTATATAGAATGCATAATTCGGTTTAATTTTATTCGCTTGAATATAGTCCGGATGTTCAATTCTTTCGCCTTGTAGCGCTTTCTTATCGGGATTTTGTATATATACAAACGGTATACGGTCTCCTATACTTGGTTTATTACCTGGGTCACGCTTACCCATACGGTCGGCTAATACTTTATGCGCGATTTGTGCCGGATTTTTATAGCCACTTCGCAGCGACTTTGAGATGATAAGTTTATCCATCGGAACCTTCTCATCTACTAAATTTTGTAAAGACGCTTTTAGAAACTTAATTGCCGTCTCGACATTTTGCTCCTTCATCAGAATATCAATTACACCTCCATATATGTCTTTAACGATTGGCGCATTATCGCGGCGCTTCAAAACAATCCCCATACTTTTGCGTTTCGGTTTTTCCGGCTTGTCTTCATATAACATCCCAATATATCGCTTCTTCGAAAGCAGACAAAACGGCATCAGCGTCTTCTCATATACCCATGCATGCGGCGACTTCAAGAACTTCGTAGCAAGATTGCCCACCTCTTTCGCAAACTCGATTGTAATTTCAAGAGCATCCTTTCCGCGTATCGGGATTCCATCAGATGTAGCGAGATTAAATGTAAAGAATACAGAATCCGTGTTATGAACTATAATATTACCAATTCCTGCCGCAAAATGATGATTTTCAGTTGTAAGATCGTATACATATTCTCCATCAGGATATGAAATTTCATGGATTTTTTTAACAAGATTTTTATTTGTTTCATGATTCGCATTCTTCGGAACTTTTATTACATAATTCGATGTTTCATCTTCAATATTATAATCCAATGAAAGTGTATGTCCATGAAACCTACTGAGTTCATCCCATTTAAGTGCTGCCTTATATTGGGATGTCGGAACCACGACCTTAGCCCCTATATTTATTCTGACATTATCAGGATGTTTATATGTATCGTGTTCAAAATGTAACAACTCTGTCTTATTCTTAACAACATCATTGGGAGATATTTCGTTACCATTTATGTCTACAAGCGAATGGTCATCTGTTACGTCTACTAATCCTGTATGAGTTAAAACTCGAATCATTTTTTTATGAGGCGCCAACCTATGACGAATAATTCTATTAAGTTTCGTCCATCCTTTATCTGACCACGTTTCGATATTCATTGACGGAATCATCTCACAATATTCTTTTCCTTCTTTACCTTCCTCTTTGCTATAAACCCATCCATTTTTATCTCCATATAACTGTGCTAACTCGTCTATCTTTATGATATTCATTTGTCCACCATTCTCTCTAATATATATAGGCGTATAGTTCGCAACACTGTCACCATATATGTACTCAGCTTTTGTATTTACAAAACCGAATTTCTTAGACTCTACTTTTGCATCCCCATATACTTCCTCTACAATCCTTTTACCATATGTTAGCAGTTT